AAATTTGGGCAGGGGCATTTCATAACTAATCCACTAAACTTTCCATCTTTGATTTGTTAATTAAATGGTCTGTGATTGTATATTCTTCTACTTTTGTCAAGATGACACATTTGGATAAAATCTTATAAGGGACATTGACTAGGAAGTCATTCCCATTAAAAAATTGAAGAGTATTCTTCAACTGCAAGGATCCGTGGATTGCTTTCAAAAACAACTTGAACTGGATTTTATCCGCAAAGTTCTCATTGATTAAATTTTCGTTCTTGTAAATTACTCTAATGTTATGTGCCATGTTGTTTGTTTTTTTGTTGATGCAAATTTAAAGCAAAGGAATGAATTATCCAAATCTTTTTTCCATTATTTTTTGGGTTAGGCTATTGTCAAAGCCACACATAAGCCATTCTTATCACAAGCCTGGTTATCAGCAACTTGTGGAAGTGTGGTTCACCCATTGATTCTTTTAAACACTAAATTACATACTCAGGGATTCTTTCAATCGAATCGTCTATTGTATCCAACAAACCATCACAATATACATCTTTGATTTCTTTTTTGACCTTACCCAAAGTATTCACCAAATAAACATCATATAAATCGCTACCATTCAAGGTAATCAAAACCCAACCCTTATGTCGTCTGGCAGATACTCTTAACAAGAGACCTTTATTACCCAAATTCAACATTTTTGACACACCAAAGGACCAGAATACTGGTTGGTTATAAGTGAGCCAACCCATAGTTTCGGTTGGATTAAATTCTAATTTGTTTTCAAGCAAAGGTTTGATGGCTGTTATGATTTTCATGTTGTTTGGTTTTTGTTAATTTGATGATGTAAAGTTAATCTACCCCAATCACATTTCCAAATATCTTTTCAAAAAAAGTGAATTATTATTTAAAGCCTTTGCAAAATCTGGCTTCACCAAATCCCATATGTATTTTTCATAATCCCTCCCATCAAGCATAGAAAATAATATGGAAGGATAAGCATATTCTTTTGTCATTATTGCAAAATCTTTTCTGGATAAAGATTCTTCTTCAAGCCTTGCAAAGATTTTTAAGTGATCCTCTTTTATCCTGGAAAAATCCTCATTTAACCCCTTTATAGTCTCTCTAACCCATCCATCAAACTCATCTGGCACTCTATCCAATAATTCAGAGAAGTTGCCCCCAGACCTCAATACGTCCCAAATAGAGGTGGTGGATATGTTGGTTAATATTCTATGTAATCTAACATACTCCTCTCCCTTTATTTTCATTCTCATACCAGATTTGAACCTTATGACAAATCCTTCAGCATCATTAGGTATGATGGATTTTAATTTAGCAAAATCATTAACTCCATCATATTTATTAACCAAATCAAACCCTTGAAGAGCCTCCAATTCAGTTCTATCAACCTCAACATTATTAGCAGTATTAAATGCCCCCAATAAAACTAACCCCTCATAATCCCCATAACTTACAACTATCACATTCCGTTTGTCTATTATCTCAAATACGTAAGTGTTTCTAACATCCAATTTTTCCATTGGATATTTAACAAACATATCCTTTCCCATTTTTGCTTGGTCAGATGTGAAAGACCCCCTAGTTGCTATGTGCCACTCCCCAGCATAGAAAAATACTATACCACAAGATCCATCCATTTTCTCAAAAACATCAAAAGGTTCATTTGGTATTTCATCAGCAGAATATTCCTCATAATTTTTGAACTTTGAAAATGGCCTTGCAACAACCTCCCCGGAATTGTCAGTAACAAGACCCCTGCAAGCCATAGTTATCTCATCCCATACTCCACCATATTGTGCTTCCCTGGAATAATTCCATATCACCAAAGGCAATTCTGGGTGTTCGTTCTTAACCAACAACCCATCAGCAACATATCTATCCAACAAAGCCAAATCCATTTTCATATTCGTTATTTCTTTCTGCAAAGATAATCTATTTTATCACACCCACAAATATTTATTTAAAAAAAAATAATGATAAAATATCTTTTAATCCTATCAGTTCTATTACAAGGCTGCGCAACATTAACCCCATCCAAAAAAATGGCGGTAAAAGAATTTAGTATGACAACAAAAGACTTACCCATATATGGTGAAAAGTTCTCACAAGGCATATCAGATGTAAGACTTAAAAGAAGCGTATATTTTGCTAACACCTTATCAACCCCAGATATCCATATAAATGAACTAGATAGAATATATGCACAAGAAAATATAGATGTCAAAAATAAAAAATTATTTAATGCATCATTCAGAGTATTAGGATCCTACGCCAATCTACTAATGATTATATCATCAAATAATTATGTAAATGATTATGATTCAAATGTCAAACAATTAAGCGATGATATCCAGTACTTTACATCTTTAACAAATAATTTTGAAAATTCTTCTAAAATTATTAGGATATCTGAAAAAATTGGATTACTTATTGGTAAATATTATATTAGTTATAACCAGAACAAAGAATTAACCAACATAATAAATACATCAGATACCTTAATAACAATATTATCAAACAATATGATAGAATATTTGGAATCTGAATCATTAAAAACTATTATTGAAAATGAAAATAATATGGTAAAAAGAAATTACCTAAGTTATTTACAACAAAAACCAAATGCCACAACAATTAATGATCTCGAATATATCCAGCTAAAAAGAAATTTAGATAATATTAATCTTTTAAGACGTAGTTTAATTGGGGGCATAACAAATTTAAAAGAAGCTCATACCATTTTAGCAAAACAAATGAACAGCAAGAACTCAAATATGGATAATATCAATCAAATAAAAGATTTGATGAAAACATTCACAGAAATAAACATTATTTCAAAACAAATTAAATGATATGCAAAGTTTATTAAAAGAAATACATGATTCAATTTCTCTGGTAGAAACCAATAGAACTGATAATAATTTGTCAAAAATTGAAAAAGCCAAATTAGAAGAAACTTTAATGACCTTAACCAATATGGAACGAACCATTATCAATGAAACAAATACTAATATGTTATCAAAGTTATCTGCATCAACACCAGCACTTACAGAACTTATAAATGATATGGCCTCATCCACTGAAAAACTTGATGAACTAAATAGCAAATTGAGGAAAATAATTAATATAATTAACTTTTTAAAATTCTAATATGAACATTGAAATTATTGGCTTCATCGCCACAATACTAACCATTGTATCTTTCACTTTCAAAAACATTCTAACTATTAGGATAGTTAATGTATTAGGGTCATTTGTTTGGCTTGTGTATGGCTTTTACACAAAAGACCACCCAGTAATCATTGTGAATTTAAGTGTCATCATAATCCATATATGGGGCATATTCTTTTTACTAAAAGATAAAATCTTTCCCCCAGCAAACAAAAGACAACTCCTTTAGATTGGCTTTTCACAGAGGGAAATCAATTTCCCTCTGTGGGCATAAAATACTGATTGTTATGCAGTTAGGGGGCTTAAAGGTAATGAATTCTCTTTAAATACCCATCATCTCCAACCATATTTCTTAATTCACCTTCACTATATTCACCTAATGGTGATGTACCAATATATAAAGTGCCACCAACTTTCAATCCTTTAGGTAATGAATATAATTGACTACAATCTTCTACAATCAAATTAAATCTAACTATTAATCCTTCTGGTAATGAACTTATGTTTTCACAAAAAGTTAAATTCAAGTCACCACTAACATTAAGCCCTTCTGGTAATGATTCTATTTTTGAGAATGTTAAATCCAAATTACCATTAATATGTAAATCATCTTCTGTTAATGGTTCATTATTTAACCATTTCCACAAAAATGGGGTTCTATGCTCACCCTTTTCTTCAAGGAAATCAAATATATTTTTTAGTATATTATGTTTCATTATTTATATATTTTTCCTTCTATAAATCCAGGTTTAATCATATCTCTTATTTCATCATCTGATAAGTTTGTAAAATTAGTTCTTTGAATATGTAAACTACCACCAACATATAATCCTTTTGGTAATGAGGTTAAACCCCAACTCTCAATTAACCATAAACTACCCCCAACTTCCAAACCTTCTGGTAAAGATGTTAAATTTTCGCAATGAGATAAATTTAACCTACCACCAACTTTAAATCCCTTTGGTAATGATGTTAAACTTGTGCATGTGCCTAAATTCAAATCACCTTCAGCTTTCAAGGTTTTTGGTAATGAAGTTAATTCTCTGGACCAATATAAATCCAATTCACCTCCAACTTTTAATCCTTCTGGTAATGATTTTAGTTTTGAGTCTATTAAAATTAAATCACCTCCAACTTTTAATCCTTCTGGTAATGATTTTATTTTTAAGCCTTTTAAATTTAAATCACCATTCACATTTAATTCTTCCTTTGTAATGGATTTATTAAAAAACAATTTCCACTTTAGGCTTCCACTTTCTTTATGTTTTTTGTTTTCCTTTTCTTCAAGGAAATCAAATATCTTTTTTAATGTTTCTTTTTCCATTATATATCTATTGTTATTTGACCTTTTATAAAGCCAGGATAAATCATTTCTTTTAATTTATTATGTTTGTATTTTGTTAATGGCGTACTATTTATAAATAAATCATCACCAACTTCTAACCCTTTTGGTAGCAAGTTTATTTCTAATCCATCTAATCGTAAATCACCCCCAACTTTTAAACCTTCTGGTAATGAAGTTATATTTGTACCTTCTAAATATAACCCCCCCCCAACTTTTAATAATTTTGGTAATGATTTTAAATTATTGCATTCCATTAACCACAAATGACCTCCAACCTCCAATCCTTCTGGTAATGAGGTTAAATTTTTGCAATTTTCTAAATCCAAATCCCCCCCAACAGTTAAACCCTCTGGTAAAGAAGTTATTGGTGTTCCAAGTAACAATAAATCCCCCTCAACTTTTAATCCTTCTGGTAAAGAAGTTACGTCTAAATAGTTTAAATATAAACCACCTTCAATATTTGCCTCCTCTTTTTTTATTGGTTCATTAAATAATATTTTCCATACAATACTACCATAAGTTGCAGCATTTTTTCCTTCATTTTCTGAAAGAAAATTTAATATCTTTTTTATTGTTTCTTTTTTCATGATCTACGTATTGTTCCTTTTATAAAGCCAGGCTCAATCATATCTTTTATTTGTTTGTCTGTGTATTTTTCTAATTTTGTCCAGCCTATATATAAATCCCAACCAACTTCCAAGCCTTTTGGTAATGATTCTATTTTTGTAGTATAAATATATAAATTTATGCCAACTTTTAAACCTTTTGGTAATGAAGTTATATTTGTTTTAGTTAAATCCAAACTACCACCAACTTCCAATCCTTCTGGTAATGAAGCTATATTTGTTTCATCAATAAACAAATTTTCACCAACTTTTAATCCTTCTGGTAATGAGGTTATTTTAGAACCTGATATGTTCAAAGTTCCACCAACTTCCAAACCTTCTGGTATTGATTCTATTGCTGAATGATACAACGATAAATCACCTTTAACTTTCAAATTATTAGGCAATGATTTAAACCTTGAGTATTCTAAAAGCAAATGCCCATCAATTGTTAAATCATCTTCTGTTAAGGGCTCTCCAATAGCATGTTTCCACAAAAATGGCACATTATGATTTTCATTTTCTTTAAGAAATTCAAATATCTTTTTAAGTGTTTCTTTTTTCATTAGTCTATTATTATTTTTCTACCAATATACCCATCAACATCATCTGTTGGTTTAATCATTTTTATCAATTCTTCATAAGAGAAATTAACTAAAGGCGTATAACGAATAAACAAAAAACCCTCAACTTTTAATCCTTTTGGTAAGGAACTTATATTTGTTTTTGCTATGGATAAGTTTCCCCCAACATATAATCCTTCTGGCAAGGAAGTTATATTATCACAATAACCTAAATATAAGTTTTCGCTAACATATAAATCTTTTGGTAATGATTTTATTTCAGACCCAAATAAACTCAAATCACCATTAACATACAGTCCTTCTGGCAATGATTCTACGTCTGAATATTCCATATTTATATCACCATTAACAATTAAATCATCTTGTTCAATAGGTTCATTATTCAATATCTTCCAGAAAATTGGTGTGCTTCTATTTTCCTCCTTTTCAAGGAATTTGAATATGCTTCTTAATGTGTCTTTTATCATGTTCTATATATTTTTCCCCCTATAAATCCAGGTTTAATCATATCTCTTATTTCATCATCTGAAAATTTTGTAAAATTAGTTTTGAAAATATATAAATTACCACCAACATGTAATCCTTTTGGTAATGATTTTAAACCCCAACTCTCAATTAACCATAAACTACCCCCAACTTCCAATCCTTCTGGCAAGGAAGTTATATTATCACAATAACCTAAATATAAGTTTTCGCTAACATATAAATCTTTTGGTAATGATTTTATTTCAGACCCAAATAAACTCAAATCACCATTAACATACAGTCCTTCTGGCAATGATTCTACGTCTGAATATTCCATATTTATATCACCATTAACAATTAAATCATCTTGTTCAATAGGCTCATTATTCACTATCTTCCAGACAATTGGTGTCTTTCTATTCTCCTCATTTTCAAGGAATTTGAATATGTTTCTTATTGTTTCTTTTATCATGTTCTATATATTCCTCCCCCTATAAATCCAGGTTTAATCATATCTCTTATTTCATCATTTGATAAGTTTCTAAAATTAGTTCTGAAAATATATAAATCACCACCAACATGTAATCCTTTTGGTAATGAGGTTATAAGCCAACACCCAATTAACCATAAACTACCCCCAACTTCCAAACCTTCTGGTAATGTTCTTATATCTGAATATGATAAATCCAAAGTAGCCCCAACTTCCAAACCTTCTGGTAAGGAGGTTATTATTGTTCCTAATAAATTCAAATTATCTCCAACTTTCAAACCTTTTGGTAATTGTGTTATTTTTGAATCAGTCAAATTCAAATTGCCTTCAATATTTAATTCATCATCTGTTAATGGTTCATTATTAATTAATTTCCAGACAATTGGTGTGCTTCTATTATCCTCATTTTCAAGGAATTTGAATATGCTTCTTATTGTGTCTTTTTCCATTATTTACCCTTTGTTTTCTCACTCTCAATTCTTATTTTTATTTTGGGCGAATAATCATCTGGCAACTTATTATCTATGCCAACAAATTCCCCCATCTCATTATCCATTCTTATTAAAATTTCTTTTTTGTCCAAATTCATCATTATTTGTCCAACAGTTTGCATGTTATACATATTCTTCATTCGATAAGGATTTAAGAATTTGTTTTTCTTATATTGCTCCTTCATCTTATCAATAACATCAATATCTTCTTCAGCATCTTGTAAATGCTTTTTTGCCAACTCTAACCTAGAGTGGGACGATTTCTTTTTAATTCCGTAAATGTATCCAGTTTTTTTGTGAGCAATACCATGATTGGTTCTAACCTCAACTTTCTCATCTCCCATTTTTGTAATAACAGGAGTATCTTTGCTTGTTAATTCAACAATATATATATTCTTTGGACTACCAACAATTGTCTGACCTTTAATTCCAACATTTTTTGGATCATCAGCATCATAGGAAATAACAGATTTAATAGCATCCTTTATGTTCTTACATTTTAAAGCATGCCTAATCTTTTTTCCATCATTTGAATTTTTTACTTTTTTGGATTTGAATACTTTGTTGCTCTCTTTCTCATCTTGTCTAACCAACAGACTTGAATTAACAATTCCAATACCGTATTCGTTCATACCTTCAGACCAGTCTGTCTCAACATCCCTCCAATACACCATTTCAACCCCCTCCACAATCTCGTGAACAACCTCCATTTTAGCAAGATAGCCTCTGTCTCTATTCTTGGCAATGACATTACCATTGTCTAGTCTAACAGCGGCTATCGTGCATTCTTGTATGGTATCATGTGCAGTATCATGTGCAGTATCATGTGCAGTATTATCACTTTTTACTAATAGGCTTAATTGACTTTCTGTGATTAAAATTCGTTTCACTTTTATTTTTTAGATAAATATCTTAAACCAAACTTTTAATCATATTTTTTAGTTTGTCATCAATATTCAATCCATCTAATTCTTCTACTATGAAATACCCACATTCAGTATGTTCATCACCATCAATAGCATTTACCAAATCTGGGACTAATCTGTCTGGACTTTCCAATAAATAAACCCAAAATTCACCATTCACCCTGCTGCCATCTCTTGAATATCTTTCAATAACATTCAGTAATCTTATTTTCTTATTAAGAATACTAACATTTGTTTCTTCATGAAATTCCCTTTTTGCTGCCTCATGGGTTGTTTCCCCAGCCTCCAATTTGCCAGCAGGTATTGACCACATTCCCGGAAGACTTTTAGTCTTAGGGCTTCTTTTACATAATAGGAATTCTTCTTTATGCTTTACTAAAACGCCAACATACTTTCTCATATCTTTTTTTTTATTTAGTTACTTAATTAAATGATAAGCATTTTCATTACCTGTGTCAATAAAGGTTAAGGTAATATCATCATAATTTTTGATTGTTTTTTCAGCCAAATGCGTATGACCAATAACTTGGTTATATCCGACCAAATAATCCTCACATAATTCTTTCATACCAGCCCAGAAAATCCCAGAGAAAGGATCCAAACCACCCCTCTCATCACCAATATAGAAAAGGTATTTACTGCTAATGTTAAACAAGAAATTAAACTTATCAGCAATAGTATTATGCTCATTCCCATCACCCCAACCCAAATCAAGCGCATCTTTATAATCAGACTCAACAGATTGGTATAATCTATTTGTAATTCCAGCATGGGAAACAATTGTATTATTATACATAAAGGCAACTTGGAATAAATGTTTTTTATTCTTGAAGATTGTATTGAACTCAAACATCATATCAAAGTTGAACCCACTACCCCTATATGAACTATTTAGAAAATAATAATGAATATCATGATTTCCTAACAATAATTTTACCTTATCTGGGTATTTCTCTTTGAACTTAATAATATCCAATAAGTTCTTTAACATTTTAGTATTACTCATAGCATTATGTGTATCAACATAATCCCCAACAAAGACAATATAATCTTCATCAAGATGTTGATTTACAATATTTTTCCAGAATTTACTTCCATGTATATCTCCAATCACTAGCATAGTTTCCTTTTTTGTTTCTGTAAATATACAAAAAAAATAATTAAAACCTATTTATTATTAAATAAATAATTCTATGAAAATTAATATAAATGATTTAACATTAAATGCTAAATTAGCAATATCCAGAGAAGAGAAAGAAAAGGGGATGATGAATAAAAGATTTGATGACACATTTGATGCAATGCTATTCATAATGGACACACCCAGGTCATGTTTCTGGATGAAAAATTGCATTATCTCACTTGATATTATAATGATTCAAGATAATGTTATAACAAAAATTCACCACAATTGCCCCCCTTGCTCAACAGAAAAATGTAAAAGATATTGTGGTGATGGTAATTTGGTTCTGGAGGTAGTTGGGGGCACTTGTGATAAACATAATATTAACGAAGGTGATGTTATAAATCTTAATAACTAGAAATCTCCTTCTCTAATTTGGTTTTTATTTTACTTGCAATATCTTTCATTAATGTCAGATATTGAGTTTCAGTTCTTGGCTCTGATTTGTAGGTGCTTGTTTTTGGTGCATATGTTCTTGGTTCAGTTGATTTTGGTGCATACGTTCTTGGTTCTTTTGATGGTGGTCTGCTACCCCTACCAATAAAGTTAAGTCCAGAAATATTTGTAATACTTGGATGACCCCCACTATTTGCTTGAATTAAATCCCAAGCATTTAGTGCAATACTATCTAATTTCTTTTTCTCCTCTTCAGTTAATTCACCAAACAACTTATCCATAATTCCCTTTAATTCCTCATTTGTTTTTGGAGCACCTTCTTTTGTATAATATTTATCACCATAAGTGGCATAAAAATCATTAAAGGTAAAACCAACACTTTCTTCTGTTGCTTTTGATTCACTAACCCATTTAATTGTTGATAATAAAATTAATTTATCTTCTAACATAGGTTTAAATTGCCCCATAACTTTTTGTGCCAATTCACCTAAATGTAATTTGCTATACTTGGGGTTTGGTTTAAATGGATTTTTTGAAACTTGAATTAATCCTAGTGGCCAGTATATAATTAAGAAATCAGCATCAGGTTGGTTTTTAAATGATGTATATCTATCGTATGAACCTGTTCCCTTTAAAGAACCCATACCATATTGGTAAATAATACCATCTTTAAATTCAACATTCTTATGACCCTTCATACTTTCAATATACTTTTCAGCATTTGCTTGTAAATCTTCTGGGAGTTCAGTAGTATTTTCTTTCATCCATTTCTTTATATTATTCAATATTGATAAAATGGAAGGTTTTGAATTCATAACCAAATTTTCAAGAAATCCTTTCTTGTTTTTAAAAGCCAATAGTAATTTATTTGCAACTAAACCCATTAATAATTTATTCTCTCTAACACTTTTTGATTTGTCAAATTTGAATAAATAATTAATAACATCATCTGTAGTTAAACCTTGTCTAACAAAGTCAGCAGAGTCAACTGTATTTATAATTAAAATATCAGTATCACTAAACAAATCATTTTTTGAAATAACTTGTGAAATTGTTTCTGCATTCGATCTGGCTTTTTTAAATTGCCCAGATGTTTTCTTGGTATCAACCCCAATCTGACTATCATGGTGGTCTGTGTGTATTTTAAACATAGGTTTTCCATGAGCAAAATCCACTAGAACAGGCATAGTGTCTCCTAAGGCATCATTCTTCTTTACAGCAAATTCTGTATCTCCGTATTGGATAATATGTGCATCAACAACTTTGATGCCATTATCTTCCAAGTATTTCTTCATGGCCAAAGCCGAGGCAACTCCATCAAGCCCTTAGAGGTCCTGGTGAAAGTAGATCTCCGCTTTATTATAACGGTTCGCAAGAGCATCAATATCTCTAATTCCACTTTCTACCAGGACCTGATTGTTTTTTCTCATAGTCGTTTATTTTTTATTATAAATAGATTAGTTATGCGTTTTTAACACATTTATATACTTTGTTTTTTCAATTAATTCATCTAAAGTAATTGAACATTTATCTTGTTTTGATAAATTGTTATGTTGTGTTAGTATTTGTAAGTTTTCCTTGGCACTCAAAATTTCAGGTGGTAAATTATTTCTAAACCCTTCTGCTACACTAAATTTATGGTCAATATGATAAGTATTGAAACTTATTTTAAGATTATTAGGATTAATTATATTTTTATATTGTTTATAGGTTTTTTTAGTCATAGACCTAACTATCCTATAATAATTTTTAATAATTAACATATCTTCCTTTGATAAATTAAGTGCAATTGAATTATAAAAACATTTACTGCATATAAATTTTTTATGTTTAGCAACAAAATTAACATATCTTTTATTAGAAATATGCCCATTTTTACACTCAACAACTAATTTACTATTTTTACCATCTAATTCTACTAATGATAACAATTTAAAGCCATTTTTATTTACTATTTTTTTTAAAAAAACTTCATTTATTATACTTTGATTCTTTTTTATTTTGACATCATCAATTAAAGAGGGGTTTTTAATACCTTTCCATTTTTCAGAATAGATTAATTTTAATTCTTTAACTCTTTCTTCACTATGAAAATCACTCCATTTTCTATTATCACCAAATCTACCATTACCTTCACCAGAACACTGGCAAGGTCTGCATATTTGTATATTAAAATTATTTTTTACTTTAGTTAAATGATGAGCACTTATTGAATGAATTTTACTTGGGGTTTTACATTTTGGATTATCGCAAACCCAGATTACTTTATAAGCAGTAGTCCCTTTTTTATTTGTTAAGTCTTCAACTTCAACCATATCATAATAAATTATTTTAGATTTAAAATAAACTGGCTTCCAAATAGATTTAATCATTTTTCAATAGCCCCTCATTAATTAAATTTCTTCTCATTATTCTAATGTTAATAAATATTTCATTTTATTTACTTCTGCCAAAATCTCATCTCTGATATTTAACAAATCAGTATCTTCTCCTTGTGTTAATTTTTCTGACAAACCCATTAAGAACTCTGTGAAATCATCCAGATATTCTTGCATTGAGAAACCCTTTATATCTTCAAACTCCATTGTAAAACCCCCATCATATTCAGGACGTCCATGTTTACCCATACAAACCTCAACATACTTATCAATCAAATCATCTAAATTATCATAAAATTTACCATATGCTTTATGTTTTGCATATGATTTTGTTTGCCAATGCAAGAATCTAAATTGTACTTGTGTATTGACTAACTCTAATATAATCTCATCATTCATATTATTATTTTTTTTGCATTAAAGTAGTTTTATCAACCGTTTTTTTCCACGACCGTTTCTTTCTCTATAATTATCATTAAATGTTTTACTATCCAATTCATATAGAAAACTTTCTTCCATATTAAATAAAAACTTTTGGTCTCTATGACTGCCACGTGCTAATTTAGAGAAAAATTCCTCTGTTGTATCACTATCTATTTGCATATTTTTATCCCAGCCACTTTTTTTGAAATTGTTTAAAACTTCACCCATATCTGACATATCATTTGTGCCAATTTCAATAAACTCGTTTTTACTTTTATAGATGACAGAATACTGGTCATAATATTCTCCCAAAAAAATTAAATCTTCTTTTCTTATGTTTGGAATAAAAAGTGATTTTTCATTTACCCAATCACCCTCTTCTTTGAAGCCACCATCCATTTCAATGTAGCCAATTTTAAGTTTATCTTTGATGAAAGATTTTAACTCTTTATACCTTTCCAAATTTTCATCCATAGATAAATATTTTCTAAATGGCGAAATAACTCCAAAAGACGATGAGTCATTCTCAATGTGTTTCCATATTCTTGATAATCTAGTTTCATAGATTATTGCATTTTTTTCTATAATTTCTATCATAATAATTATATTTTTAATATTAAATATCTAATGAACTCAATTTATTTATCTTAAATTCAAGATACTCTATTGCTTTTTTTAAGTCTTCAATCTCTTTTTCTGGATTTTTTCTGCCAGACCTTGCAACATATTTAACAACATTAAATAAATATGCATCTTTGTCTAAACCCCAAGCCTCACATACTTTATAAACTTCATAAGTGTTATCACTTCCAAATTGATAGTGATCTGGGTGAGAAACCATTTCTTTTTGCTCGTTTTTCATAAGTTTTTTGTTTGAATATTTTTTAAAATTAATTTACGTTTTGCCATAGGTAATAGTGTTTCCCTTACTGGAAAATATTGTTTTGTTGTTATCTCAAATATAGGTTTATTAATATCACAATTATTTTCTTTTAATTTATCCATTATTGTACTAATTGAAACCTTCCCCCCATAATCACCAATATAAATTTCTTTAAATGAACTGCTTGATTCATATTTCTCATTTTTCAAAATAATATCAAACGAATAAATATACACAATATTATCAACTTTGTCAAAATAATAAAAGTATCCACTATTGGTTGGGGCTTTGGCATTTTTTTTAAGTTTAACATCAATATTCTCAAAAGCTAATGTCCATATTGATTTTGCAAAATTAAATAAATCAAGAAGTTTTGGATATGTGAAATTAATTGTTTTATTAACCTCAATCTTATCCTTGCTAATCAATTCAGGTATTTCATTGTAATTGAAATCACCAATCTCAATATCATCGTCAAATTCATTTAATATTCTACTCAAAGATATGGTCTTACTCTCCTTACCAATTGATGCTATATTAATTAAATTAATTGTAATTTCATGCAAATCTGGGTATATCTTCAAATCATTTAATCTGTTTTCAGAATTTTTTATATAATTTAAAGCAATGTATTTATTATATTCAAAATCAATAGGGGATCTAAATAACCAATCCGAATTAAGTTTTTCCTTCATCATCATCTTCTTTTTTTTATTCAATATAATTTTAAAAAATCAAAAATCAAAATAAGATTTATTTTTTTTATAAATATCAATATATTTATATATAAATAATAAAACTATGGGATGTGGATGTAAATCTAATTCAAACCAAAATGTTCAATCTGCCGAATCTACTTCAAAAATACAAGAAAACTTGAAGGACAAAATTAAAAAAACTGTTGAAAAATACTACACCACGCAGAAAACAAAAGGTTAAGAAATCAAAGGGGTTTAATTTAAACCCCTTTTTTTATTTATAATGTAAAATAATATTTATATGTTTAACAAAAAAATAATATGAACATTAATAAGAAAACTATAATCTGTAATCTCTTCTCTGATTTTATCTTATCAAAAATTGGTCTGGATTCAAATACCAAAATACAAGTAACAGATTGCAATAACTTTTATGTAATCAATGGAGAAACAAATTCAAGCATAATCTTAAATATGAATGATTTGATTGATGAATTTAATATCCAATTTGCTAATGTTGTTGGGGATGATAGAATTTTAAGAACAATTGATTTAATTAATTACTCCACAAAATTAATCCCAGTATCTAAATTAAAATATAAATTATACAATTCAGAGAATTGTTTGTACCCAAAAGAAGATATTGAACCCCCAATAGAATCTTATATTTACACCTCCACGTTCCCCCACGGACACTCTTTTACTATGGGTAGGAGTTTGATATATAAAATGAAAAACATTGCTTATAATGTCTTTAATCTGGGGTATATCAAATGGATTGAAATGGAGATAAATTTGAATACTTCAGAAGATGATATGGTTAGCATAAAACATAATTTATCTCCAATAAAATATGATTTTATTCAATCAGCAATATTGGATGTGTTTGATGTTAAAAACAATAATGTGTATATCAATAAGTATGACATATTTAAGGAATCAATAAGATACCAGAAAGAAAGGCCAAAAATATATAAAATAGATAAAGATTTTATTGTAATATAATTAAAATGGGGGACTAATTTAGTCCCCCATTTTTATAGAACAATACCCTTAATTAGCTCACACGCTTCTTCTACTGTATTATATTCTTTGGTGGGGGATAAGAATACTGTTTCCTCATTTGCATCGCCAGGATTCTTTATAAGCATAACAGAAGGGACAAACTCTGTTTTGGTTATCTTTGTATACATATCAAATTCTTTTTCAAATTCATAGATGTCTCTATCATGAAAAGGAATATTGGCTTCTTCCAATAATTTTTTAAAGTCTGTACAATACCCACAAGAGTCCATTGTATAAACAACTAATTCATATTTCATATTTTTCTTTTATTTAAATTATTTATGTAGAACTTAATCTCATCTAAATTAACTGGGTTAAAATAAATTGTAACAATATACCCATCAATAACTGACGGACCTTCTTTTAAATGGATAAAAAACCCTGCTTTTGATAAATATACTATTTCTCTTATTTTATCATTATCATACATATCAATATAAACTATTTCTCCTGTAAATAAATCCAATTTAAATCTATGGAAAAGAGTTATTTTACTTAAATCATAACTTAATTTATTTTTTATTTTTGTTAAAAATTCCATATGTATTTTTTTTTAATTAAAAATACCCCCACCTTATCCAGATGGGGGTTTATAGTTATACCACTAAATACTCTTCAGCAATCTCCCAAAGTTGGGTGTTTAACTTGTTGTCATTAATGAAATTGACAATTGGTTTTGACCTTCTATTTGTGTTCTTGAATTTAACCCCGCCTTTGATGACCTTCTCTTGCACAAGATTAAATACTGTCCAGAGGTCATTTGATTGATCCTCCTCTCTGTAAGGTCTTAGAACTTGCTCAAAATCCACATTTTTGGCTGACTTGTCAAAACGAATGTCAATTGCTCTCTGTGCAAACTCCTCAATTTCTCTTTGCCCCAACATTCTTTCTTGCATTTCTCCCATTCTATTGAATATTGTTGGGATTTTTGAAAAGAAGTCATTTGTCATCACTTCTGTAAAGTCTGTGCTTAAATCCACATGTTTAACAGAAATGCTATTAGCAACTGATGCTGGAACTACCAACCCATTCGAACACACCAATCTATAAATTCCCATTGAGATGTCCATTTTTGATGTCCCATTGTGGGAATTATTGAACATAATCTGTGGAAGAACATCACCAACATTATGAAAATCATTATGTCTTAAAATAACTTGGTGAGCAGAATAATCTGAATCTCCAACTTGTTTTGCAGAATTTATCTGCCAGCCGCTATCTACCAATTTTTCCAAGATTACTCTTGAGTTGGCAAAATTATATCTGTTAGACATTCTTGGGTCTGGTCTTTCAGCAAAGATTGCAGGAACTGATGTCTTTAGTACTTCAAGGTTTAGTGATGTGTTCATATTTTTGTTTTTTTGTTTTTGATTAATTTGATGTTGCAAAGATATATTATCCAAATCAATTTTCCAAATCTAATTCAAATTTATTTTTCCAAAAGGTCCATCAAAATATCTTACATTACTATAAGGGTCTTTACCCCTATTTACCAGAACACATATATCCACAATTTGTTGTTTTGTTAATACAAAATCTTCCCCCAGACCAAAATTAAAATAACTTGCTTTGCGTATTCTTTCAAAGAATAAAGATTTTTGTTCAAGTTTAACCAATTTTATTAATTCATTGGTATTCTTTTCAAAGAAAGAAAAGAATTCAGTTAAATAAATTTCAACATTAACATTACTCATATAATAATTTTTAATTCACAAAGTTATAATAATACATATTTTTATATAAAAAATATATTATGATAGATTTAAAAAAATGTGACAATTGTAAATCAAAAAAATTTGGATATGAATTGCCAATAACATTGGTTAGTATATATCTATTGATATCTGGAATATATGTTGGTGTTAAATTAATAAAATACATCATTAACCTCTTGTAAATTTAACTTCTCTCTTTATATAAAAATCACCCCCATTATACCCCTTGCCTGGAACTCTTAAAGGCACACTAGTATCAAAAACATTTGGTGCAGTTATTGATAATGATCCTGATGGATGGGGTATAATATATTTTCCCAAATCAACCTCATTAAAATCCAAAAATAATGTGTAAATTAAATCATTACCCATTTTACTAAACCCATCAGTATTAATAACTTCAATCTTTATGACCAAATCACCAAAATCAACTTTATCATAATCACCCAATTTACTTAATTTCAAGAATTGGCCATTATCAATATTATTTGGCAACTCTATGGTAACTGTTTTTACCTCACCTTTAATCCCACTTCCAGAACATTTAAAACATTTTTGTTCAATAATTTCACCAAGACCACTACAAGATGGACAATTTGTTACCATCTGTTGCACAAAAAAACCAGAACCAAACCTTCTAACCACTTGCCCACTACCATTACACTCACCACAACGCCTCTTACTACCTCTAGTACCATTACATTCATCACAAGGGATGTTTCGGTTATATACAATTTCTTTAACCTTTCCCAAATATATTTCAATTGGGGTTAATTTTAATGTTATTATCTTCTCTAATGGAACATGAACATTTCTTCTTTGCCCTTGATTAAAAAATTGGGAAAATAAATCATCTTGACCAGAAAATCTCCCACCCCCCTTTCTTTCAAAATCATATGATTGCCTCTTCTGTGGATCAGATAATACATCATATGCCTCACTAATTTCTTTAAATTTATCAGCGCCAGATGGGTTAATATCTGGATGATATTTCTTGGAAAGGTCTCTATATTTTTTTTTTAATAAATCTTCTGTGAAATTCTCTTCAATTTCTAAAATTTTATAATAATCTTTTATCATTATGAATTATTTTATTGTTTTATTTAAGGATAAGAAGAAAAAGAGAATTATCAACAAATTCATCACCAAGAAAAAAGCAGTAATTGCTTATAATAAATTGATGAAACAGTCTGATGAAGTTTTCTTTGAAAAGAGAATTCAAAATACAGAAGAATGTACTTTTGAACTGGGGCTAATTTCCAGCATAAGAGAATTAGATAGCCCAACCTATCTAAAAGATGAATTAGGTAGAAACCAAAGAGTTTATATTGATAATGAAACAAATATGTTTTTTGTTGATATAAAACCTTACCGGGTTGAAGAAAAATTATTTGATATTGCAAAAAACAAAAAAATAACTATAAAGGAATTTGATAAGAAATATTTGTCAGTAACTGGATTAAAAATAATATGCATTCTAAATCATAAAATTGTTCTCCAAAATGATACTAAATTTTATTTGTTTTCCCTAAAAGATGAAGATGAAGCATTACGATTTTTAGATAGTTTGACAATTTATTTGAATAATACAAACAATTCATCTTGTATGATATTGAAGAGTAGAAGCAATACCCAAAAAAAATATCTATATGATTTGTTAATTAAAAATGGGTTTGAAGCATCTGTACTATATAGACAAGTTACAGGTTAGCCTCATCAGAAACAAAATAAAAAGTAATATCTGATATATCTATTTTGAATTTCTTATCATCAACCCCACCCTTTGTATTTAATTTCTTATTAATAGAATCAAAAACTTCTTTATTAAATTCAAAGATAATTGTTGCCTTTGCTTGTGGTAAAACTTGTTGCAACGCATCAGAAATCATAGCCAACTTTTCTAATTCCCCCATAATAATATCTTTAATTTTTTCAAGAAACTTAATTTATTGTTTTTAGGCTTAACAATATCCTCTTTTTTATATTTTTTTAATTCATTAATTAATTTAATCTTTTCCCTTTCTAAATCAGCTTTATCCTTATTTCTTTCTGCTTCTAGGGTTTTCCACATTTTCTGTTTGTCCATCTTTTAATTCATTTTTAGGGATAATAAATTCTAATTTACTTAAATCATCAAGTTTATTCTTATTAAATAATGCTTTTAATATATCAATATTCTTATTTAATAAAAGACTTTTTTGTTCAATCTCTTGGTTATCCTTAATTATCTTAAATATCTTTTCCAGACTAGCATTAAATTTTTCCTCAATATTCTCAATAACAAAAGTTATCCCAGTCTTCCCTGCATCACTCATAATACCAAATGTTACAACAAATTTATCTACCATATATGATTGGGGGATTAACCAGGTTTTGGGTAAAACTAAATCAATAAATATAAAATTATCCGCCACTCTTATAGATGATAGATAACCTTCAAAATCTTTTAAATTACTATATAAATTCATTCTTATGAAAATTTAATAAATGTTATTATAAAACTAAATGCCAACCCAAAATATAATTTATCTTGTTTTGTTATTTTATTTCTTTCAATATAATCTGAGTCACCAAAAAGAGAAAATACTATTCTAGTAGTAATATTACTCACCACCAGAATAGAAAATATAAACAAAAAGTAAAATATTGGCAAGTAATTATTCACCTTCAGTTGTTGTTTTTCTTTGTTTAACTATATCAAGTCTGCTTTCTTGTAAAAGCGCCTTTATTTCTTGTGCTGTCTTTCTCGCCCTTGTCCCCGCACTTTTATTCCCCTTGCGATAGAATCTATCTGCATCAGAATAAAATAATTCTAATAGTTGTTTGATTTGTTGAATCGTTTCCATTTTATTTAAATTTTATTTTTTTACTAAATTTTTATCAAGTAATTTATATATTTCAGTTAATATTTGCAAATCAGCTTTACTATATAACCCCTCAATATTGAATAATTCCTCTATGAATATTTTTATTGCATTTTGATTAACACCATCAATCTTATTATAAAAAATATCAAAATAGAAAATCTTCAAATACTTGTAATGATCACCATCTTTACTTAAAATGATATTTTCTTTTTTGAAAGAATCAATAGTTTTTACCCAACACCAATTAAAATGTTTTTCTTTATCATCATCAGTATAGTCAACAGAAATTATCTGGTCATTAGTATCACCAAGATAAGTTTTACTTATTGTATTATTTAATGACATTAAAATATCAAAAAACAAATCAACCTTTTCCCTATTAATATTATTCATATTAAAATAAGTTTCAAGTTCATCTTTTGGTATTGGCACAGATAGCCACTTAAAAAAATTCTCCATAGTGCATTGTCTATGGAGAATTTTAATATAAAAAAAATATAATTGTAGATATTATGTTATAAATTATTGAGTTATTTTATTATAATTTATTAATTTCTTCATTTTAGTGAATTCTTCACTTAAAAATTCATTGTTCTCTACTGATTCGCCTTGCATTTTTTTAATAAAATCTGGTCTCCCATTATTGTCTTTAACTACATGGACATCTAATGATTTTTCATAAGCTCTTTTTTTCTCTGCACCATAGTAATTATTCTTTCTTCTTTTATTAACTTTAGCATTAACATCAGTTTCAACCGAATTTGCCCATTTTGGGTTATTCCCAGTTTTTGAACTACCTTCAATATATTCTTTCATTTTATCCTCATCTGGATCTATTTCATCATAAACCAAATTTTCCATACCTGGTCCCCTGCCCAATTCTTCAATGTATTCTTCTTCATTACTATCCATGCGATATCCCATAATATCTGACTTCTTTAATTGGCCATTTGTCTTTGGAAAAGAATCTGGATTCTCAATATACTTTCCATTCGATCCATATTTAAGATATTCTTTCATTTTTTTACCAACATTAGCCAAATTTGATTCATTTTCTTTTTTTGACTTTTTTAACAATGCTTCAACATTATTTAATGTCTTTGGTTTTTTATAATCAAAATCATTATCTGCCTCAGATATAATACTTTCAATAAATGAAATCAAACCTTCTTCGGTCATTTTAACACTCTTCTTACCTTTCTTTAATAACTTAAAATCTTCAGAGTCAATTTTACCATTCTTGTTCTTATCAATTTTAGATTGTTTTCCAACTAATTTCTCTTTAACTTCTTCTTTACCTTTTTTACCCTTATTTAATAGCTTGAAATCTTCAGCATCAATTTTGCCGTTCTTATTCTTGTCAATTTTGGATTGTTTTCCAACTAATTTTTCATCAACATTCTTCTTAACTTTCTTCTCAAACAATAAATTAGACCTCTTGTTAAATTCTTCATTTAACACACTATTAATTATTGAGTCAATATCATTTCTTTTCATAACATTTTTTATTTATATATAAATATATTTAATTATTACTTTATTCAAAGTTAATTATTTTTTATTTGATATTATTTCCCTAACTTTATTTTCGCTGATATTCCACTTGTTAGCAACTTTTTTAATAATCATATGATATCTTGGAGTGTTTATTAAAGCCTCACTAATCCCCCCAATATCAATTGTTTCAAAATCTTGCAAACTTTTAAATGCTGGATTCTGCTCTATGGGGTCTTTCTTGGCTTGTTTCATCACACTCCAAGTTGATGGCTTCATCTTCATATGATTGACAACCAAATATTCAATAACATCAATATTTGTTCCCTCAAATGATAAAATCCAATCAGCATATTGCTTTACATAATCACCAGATTTTGCATCATGTCCATATGCAGTTGGTTCACCTGTTTTTGGGTTAATAGCATAAGTATCCATTTTACCTAAATCGTGGAATAATGCTGCCATAATCATATTAGGATCATCCCCATATTTGTTATATGCCCTCCTTAATACCAAAATGATATGCTTTAATGAATTACCCTCTGGATGCCATTTGGTTGATTGTTTTGCACCCCATTGGTCAAAAAATAATTTCTTTAAATCAGTAGGCATCAACCTAATTAATTCTTGGGCTGTGTTTGGAATTTCTCTCTTGTTCATATTTTGTTCTGTTAATTTTAATGCCTTTATATCGCCTTGGTTACAGTAAGGGAATTTTAAACATTTCTTTCTTACTTGCACAAATTTACCCCCAGGTATTTGCGTTTTTGATTTACCTCTCCAATCTTTCTTTTTTGTAGATTTAGCCCATGCTCCAGGAACCTCATATGACCCTGTAGATGCAGTTGATGTTGCTTCCTTGGCTTCCACCTTGCTTTCATTAAATATAGGCTTAAAATTAACTTCTGTCCATATACTCTCCTTTATTGGAACGCAATTTGGAACCATCTTTCCATTTTTCATTTTACCCCCTACTCTCCTATATCCTTTCCAGCAAGCCTCACTCATACTCTCAAGATTGGGAAACAATGGCTCAACATACCCACCAGCAGATCCTGAACCAGTGGCCTCTTTTGTTTCCATCTTTTTTAATTTATTGTAATAGTGGGGATCTTCCCATAGGTGGTCTTTGGCTATTTTTCTTGCCATTTTGACACTATCTGTATGTTCTTTCTCAACAGCAGCGCCTTTACGCAATTCTTTTTTCAAGAAATTAATATATTCTGTAGAGTCTTTTGTTTTATTGTGTTTACGTTCAATATCTACTAAGTTTATAATTGTTCTATCCTTTGAACTATTCTCATTATTTACCATCCTAATATAATCATATTGTGATGAATAAGCGCTAGGATTCTTTGCAAACTCACTAGCAATTGCACTTGAAAATACTTTATTTGGTTCTTCCATATTATGCATTTTTTAATTTAGGCTCCCAATAACTTCTGTTCATCCACATAAATTGGTAAAACTCTCTAAACATTTTTACAGTAATGTCTTTAACTTCACCTTCAAATTTGCCCCTTCTGAATTCTTTTTGTAATTTATCAATTAACTTATTTTCATATTGGGATAAAGTGCTACTTTCAAAGAAATCTTTAATCTCTTTTCTAACAACAACTTCAATTTCTTTTTTTTCAGATTGTGTTAATGCCATTATTTAAAAATTATAGAATATGTGAATCCAAATATGGATAAACCTATTAGGATTTGATTTATTGTGTTTTTCATTTTTTCTTTCTTTAATAAATTTTGATTACTCACAAAATTACTTTCAAGTACTTGATACTTTTCATTATTTATTTTTATAATATCTTTATACTTTTGTTCTTTTTCAATATATGAGAATAATAAAGAATCTTTTAAATATATTTTCTTTTCTGTTTCCAGAATTAGGTTGTTAACATGTAATAATTCATTCTTAACTGAATCATATCTAATCAAATCTTTTGCTATTTCCTTAACAATTGTTATTGGGAATGATTTAGTTTGAATAGAAACTGTATCTGTTTGTGAAAAAACTATCCAAGGCAACCATATTGAAAGTGTCAATAGATATAACTTTCTCATAATAAAATCTTCTAACTATTTCTTTTTTATTGTTTATGTCTTTGATATTTCTATCAATTTCATTTATCTCTAAAATGTACTTGTCAATCTTTTCTTCCAGAATTTTTTGATTATTCTCAATTCTTTTATTTGATTGATCCAATTCAACAATTTTTTGATTTGTTTTATCGTCTAACTTAACTTTGGGTTCTGTCTTCCTATACATCCAAATACCAAAAAATATCAAACCTAATATTAAAATTAATTTCAATACCCCATCCAGAATACTATTGAAATTACCTGTTAATTGGGTGTTTTCTTCCTTATTGCTAACATTTTTGACCATTTTGATTTAAATTTTTGATAATACTGCTCTAATTTTGTTATGATACTTAAAAAATCCTCATCTATTTTTACAATATCTGCGCTTATATAAACACCACCATTCTCACCAATTGTATATAGGAAAGTAATATTATCATCTATCAATTTACCACCCCACTCTACACTATTTTTATACAAATGCAATTCATCAAAATCAACCAAATCAGAAACCTCTTCAACAAACTCATCCATTGTTTCTTGGAATGATGATTTGTCATCAGTTGTTATATTATCAACCTCTGCTTTTGAATCTCCATGTAAAACAAATATACCCCCAGATATTTTATATTTTTGTTGACGATCTGAACTCTTTTGAGTTTCTTCTTCACCATTATTCATACCCCCCATAGTTCTATTATCTTGATTCCCATCATCAGAACTCATAGCCACACTACTACGTATTTTATTTGATATACTATCTGCTGTATTAAGTCTTCCGGAATCTGAGAATTGCTCAAACAACATTTTAGATTTCTTTAAAAGAGATTTCATCTCATCATAACTATTTTCTACCATTTTCTAAAATTTTTTCAAAAAGTTTTATATCAAAAGATGGTGATATATCTGTATAAGTTTTATATATATTACTCCTACTCAATATTCCATTAAATTTTACCCCAATTTCAGTTTTAGTGTTGTGACCTATAAATTTTTTATTAATCCCCATTTTATCACAAAGTTCAGAACACAACATAGCCAAACTATTAATTTGAGCATTTGTATAATTATCCCAAAAATCATAATCCCTCCACTTTTTATAATAGGGTTGACCATTATAAATATCACCAATCCAATTATTATTTAATCCTGTGGTTTGATTTTTTTCCAACCAACCCAAATTCTCAATAGCAATAACAACTGAATTAAAATTAATTAACTTATCATCAAATAAATTAGAATACCCCCCATCATCCATTAATTTAATAACCTCACCTTTTTTAGATATAATATAATTAGGAATTTTATCATACTCACCATTATGCCTATATTTTAGGGACACCAAGTAGTTCTTGGCATCCCTAAATGTATTAATTAATATTATCTTATTTTTATTCTTTTGCTTACCTATTGGTTTAAATTCACCATATTTAATTATCTCCAGCATTTCTTTTTCTATATGTTAATCTACTTATATCTTCAGAATTATTATTTAATTCTAATTTCTTCTTTCTACTTGTATCAGGTTTAGGCACTTCTATTTCAGAATCATCACTCAATAATGTATCTTCCAATAAAGTTGGGGTGACCCCCGGCTTATTGCCTTTCTTTCTTGGTTTGGGTTGTATTGGGTCTGACTTATCCTTTGTTAGATTATCCAGATATACTTCTAGCAAACCTAATTCTTCCTTGGTTGGGGTATATTTTTCTTCAACCTCTTTTGCCTCTATTTTACCTGCCTCTCTACTTAACGCTTCTAACTCAATATCATTTAATATTGGTGTAGTAGCTTCATCTTGAAGTTTTTCCTTATCTCTTAACTTAACCAACATATGTAAGAAAGAAAGGGATATAACTGGTAATAGTCCACCAGAGAAAATAGCAAGAAGTCTTTTATGCCCAACAATATCATTTTCATCAATAATATATTGAAAGAAAACAGTTGACAACTCAACCCAATCTTTAAATTCTTCTGATGACTCATCAATGTATTGGTAGGAATAAAATACGTTTCCAACCAATTGAATTAATGTAACTATACCAAAAGGTATATATACAGTCTTTCCCATATGAACAGAGATTGCTGCCAAGGCTGACAAAGCAGCAATCTCCACACCAACAGATAAATAAATTGCCCAAGTAGAATTATTAGTTAAACCATACCAACTAGTAACGTGTGATATTGAAACAACCGCTACAGTTATAATCGGCACTAGAAATGCAAAATATACTATTTTTTCTAAATTCTTACTAACAATATTCATTTATTTAAGTTTTTCTAATTCTAAATCTATTTGTGCTTGCCTGTTTACATCAAGTATTTTTCTATCAGTAGATTGAATAAACCTTTTTTCAGTTTCAAGACTCATGATTTTTAATTGTTTATCCAATTCCATTTTGGTGTAAGTTGAATCTTTAATTGCTTTAATTTCATCGTTAATTTTACCAATTTCTTTTGTGTCACCACATCCTTTAAACCAGCCAATAACCAAAAAAATAAATACAATTAATGTAAAATTCTTTGCTAAAAATTTTCTAAAATTTTCCATGTTGTTGTTTTTTATTATTATTAAATATATTCAAATAACACTTTTGACTCATTTCTGAGTTTTTTTAGTGCTTTTTCTTTTATTTGGCGAACTCTTTCTTTTGTTAGGTTAAACTCGCCACCAATTTCTTCTAATGTCCTAACTGAGCCATTTAATCCAAAGTAATCCTCAATGATAACCTTTTCTCTACAATCGAGCAAGCATAAAATATTCAAAAGTTTTTCCCTTAAAATTTGCTTGGTGCTAAATACATCCTCTGGGTTGTCAGCATTCTCATTCTTAATCACATTAAGTAATGTATCCCCATCTTCATTTAAAGTTGAATCTAAGTCAATTGTGTGTGCCAGATTTGTCAATTTACTTGGTGTACTATTATCAAATTCATTTAAGAACTTTTTAATCTTATGATATTCTTGAACAATATTAACAGGCAGTCTTATTGTTCTAGCATTATCATTTAAGGATTCAATAATAGCTTGCTTAATCCACCACACACCATAAGAAATAAATCTTAAATTCTTGGTCCAATCAAACTTATCAATTGCTTTCAATAACCCATAATTACCTTCTGCAATCAAATCAGACAAATCCAACCCCTGGTTTTGATACTGCTTACACACACTAATAACAAACCTTAAATTGCCTTCAACTAATTCCTTCTTAACTAATGACTTCTGTGCATCAGTTGTGTTGGGATTTAACATAATTTTAGCCAATTCACGCTCTCTTTCAGCGTTCATAACTTTGTGTTTTCTAACATCTTTTAAGTAAGATGATATTTCAGACTGGTTAATCATTAGAAACTTTTTTTCTTTCATTTTTTAATTTTGTTTAGAGAAATTCTGTAATAATTCTTTTTCAATTGATGTCAATGAACTAATACCCTTGCTGGAAATCTTTTCAAGGATTAAATCCAAATCTGTTTCTGATTCACCTTCATTAATAACTGAGTAGACTTTGGTTAAATTATCACTTTTTAAAATACCAAGGAATGGTTTATTCCCTTTGCTAAATTCATTTGGTGCATCATTTAGTCCCAGACTTACAAAGTTTTCCATTGGAAAGAATGCAGCATAATCATTCACTATCTCAACTAATGTATAACCATAACAAGTATCAAATAAAATACTTGATAGTACTGTGGCTAAATCAACCAAGTCAACATCTGAACCAAAAATCATAATGATAGAATCACCAACCTCTGTCATTAATGGTTCTGTGTCAGATATATTAGAAAACTCATCAATAAAAGAATCTAATACAAAATTTTTCTTTGGTTTGTAAATTGTCAAGTTGTAATTCTTCATTTTATTTTTTTGCAAAGTTAACAATTATTTTTCTAAATCAAAACTTTTGAAACATTATTTTTCTTTTCAACAACTATTTTTGATTCCCCCCAGTTGCTGATTAAAGGGTTATGCGAAATTAACAATATTTTTTCAAAATAACTCTTTAATCGAATAAAAAATTCACCCATCATATCTAAATTTTCATTTGACACCTTACCAAATACTTCATCTGCAACCCAGATATTTGGTTTTGGTAATGAACAAACTTTGCTTAATACTGCTCTTAATGCCAATGATGCTATTGTTTTCTCATATCCAGATCCTGTTGTCATTAATTTCTCAACACCAGTGTTATTATCAATCATAACAAATTCAACCTCATTCTTGTCATTAACTTTGACATCTAATGTGAAATAACAAACATCTAATAATAATCTTTGCAATTCTGAATTAATAACTGGCAACATAGTTTTCATTATCATTTTAGAAATTCCATTCTTGCCAAACAAATCCAAATAAATCTTATATTGTTTTTCCTCTTCTTGTTCTTTGTATATTTTTTCAATAATTGTTAAATTCTTTTCAGTCTTTTCTTTATAATTTGATATTTTTATCTCAATACCACTAATATCTTTTGTTATTTTATTTTTTTCAAAAGTTAATTCATCTATCTTACTATTTGCTTTAATTATTAATGTATCTATTTGATTATTCTTTTTAATCTTCTCTTGAACTTCCAAATATCTTTTAATGGTTCTCTCTAAATTTTCTATTTTGATAACATTTGCCTCCAAAGATAAGTTATGTTTTTTAATTATTAACTTATTTTTTTCATAAGCATCAAAATCTTTTTTTAATTTATTGAGTTGTTCATGTTTTGCTTCCAATTCAATAACCAAATTTGAAATAACTTCATATTCATTCTTGTGAATATCCAAGGAATCCACTTTTGCCTTTGTAAATTCTGCATCAATAAGATTTAATCCGCAATGTTCACATTGAATACCATTACCATAAGTTTTAATTAATTTTGTTATTTCATCAATCTTTGCTTTCAATAATTGTTTATTCAATTTGGTGTCCATAATATTTTCCTTCAAGATATCATGTTCATCTTCATCATAGAAATTTTCTGGCTTATCAGAATTAATTGCTTTAATCATATCATTTATTCTGAAATTATTTGCATTGATTGTTGCTATTTCAGTTTCCAATGATTGCACATTTACAATTAATAATTCCTTATCAATATCAGAATACTTTGAAGTATATAATTCATTTTTATACTGATTACCTTTTTCCAGTCTTTCTTCATAATCTTTTAAATCTTTACTTAATTTTTCCAAATTTATTTCCAACTCCTTAACTTCTTCAACCAAATCCAGATTCTCTGTCTTTAATTTCTCCACATTGTAAACGTTTGAGAACATTCGTTTTGAAAATTCTTGATAAACTTCTTTGCCAAAATCCTCCTTTTTCTTTAAATGTTCCAACCCCAAAAATCTCCCCAACAATTGACCCCTGGCTGTGGGTTTTGATTCCAATAAATCTTCAAGATTGTTCCCAGTTGTTAATATGGTGGCCAAGAAATCATCCATATTGCCAATTGTGTTCTTAATAAATAATTCGGTTTCCCTTCTTTGCTCCCCCTTCAAATTCTGAATTTCACCATTTTTTAATTTCTTATCAAATGATAATTCACTTTTTACTTTCCATTCTTCTGTCTTATTCTTTTTCCTATCCATTCTTCTGGATATCATATATTCCTCACCATCAATAACAATATCCCCAACAACCTGAACTGTATCTTTGTTTGTGAATTTATTAAAAATATCTTCTGCCTTGCTGCTCTTTGTTGTGGTATTAAAAAATAAAAATAATAATAAGTCAATGGTCAAAGTGGTTTTACCACCTGTGTTCTGGGGGGTTGATTCAACAATGGTTATCCCATTTAATTTATCAAAATCAAGTTCTTGGTTTTCACCAAAAGATAAGAAATTGCTAAATCTAATTCTCTTAATATACCATTTATTGAATTGTGTTGGCTCTTGATTTTCCAGCACCAATTTGTTTTCAACAATATTATTGATTTCCATAATTTTATCATAATAATCCAAATTGCTATTTGTTTCAAGCAAATTCCTAATCAAATTATTTTGATAATTAATATCCAAGATATTTGATGATACATCAATTGATTGCAACACCTTATCTTCATATTTTACTTTGGTAATAACATTAACATTTGTTGTCCCATATTTTCTTGCAAAATATTGCCTAACATCTTTAATCTTATCTTGGGTAATATTCTCTGGATGATCCTCCCAGATAACCCTAATATTGGGGTTAACCCATGTTTTGTTTTCTTCCATATTAGTTTGATTTATTTTCATACCATTCAATAATTGAATTTAATGCCCAAACAACTCCTGATGAAAATATCCCATCAAAAAACCAAGACATCTCATAACAACTTCCAAGATATTGCATTGTTGGGGAATAAATGAATGCCCCCAAGAAAAATCCACCCCAAGTGCTGAAACACATTGGACAAGATATAATCCCATAAATAAATCTAAAAATGGGGGATATAATTAAAATATCCCTCTTTCCTGTATTGTTAAAAAAATCTCTTAACCCTGAAAATATTGATCCATAAACCATTATGTTCATAAGACCGTAGCTTGTGAAAACCCAAATTAAAATGTCCATATTATCTAATTTTTATGTTTGATGATTTATGATATCTTGCTGACTGATTTGTCATATCAGAAAATAATCTTCTATAATCTTCTATAATTCTATTCTTATTTATTAATTCTTCAGTCATTGAATTAACTTTCATCTTGAAATCACTTAATTCATTTTCACATTCTGTATTCTCCATCTGAACCTCCTTGATAACAAAAACTTCTTGGATAACTGGAACTTCCTTAATTACCTCAATCTCTTTGATTTCAACCCTAACACCCCCAGTCTGCACTTCCTTAATTATTTCTTTATATATGGGGACTTCTTTTGTTATCTCAACAATCCTATCAACTGGGACTTCAACAATCCTATCAACCTCCACAATCTTTTCAACAATTCTATCAACTGTGACTTCAACAATCTTTTCAACCTCTCTGATAATTTCTTTGGGTTGGCTTTCAACATTATGACCTAATACCCCATACTTCTCAATATAAAATCCTGACTTCAAACATTGTGATACGAAATCATCAATATCTGGAATATTATTTACCTCACAATATCTGATGATATCAATAAAGAAAGCATCATTTGTTATAATCTGTGTTTTCATATTATTTGTTTGTTAAAATTTCATTATTATTTTTTATATCATCATATGAAGTTATCTTAAAACTTAAATATGGCTGGGGGTTATCCAAATCAACAAATTCATATTTATCATCATCAATTGTATATATTCCATATCCATGATTTGATATGGTTTCCCCCATATTATGTTGAATTGTGCTACCAACCATTATTGCTTTTTTACCCCCAGGAATATCAAATATTGCACGTTTGTGAATATCACCACAAAAAACAATATCACAACCCTTAAATATATCAGTTTCATAACCATCTTCAATACTAAAACCTAAATCAGTTTTCAATCCATTAACTGGACCATGAAATAAGCCAATATTAAATGATTCGGAACTTGGGATGTCTGGGGGGATATTATGTTGCATTAACGAATATACACACCAGTTAATGTTCTCATCAACATAAACCCCCCGATCTTTAAGATAACTAATTTTTGGATTTTTTATTGAATCTACAATTGGAGTAATAGCATCTAATCTATCCATATTTGTTTCTAGGAAATCATGATTGCCAATTATGATAATGGTCTTACTAATCTTTGCACACTCCTCAAGAACCCAGACAATAAACTCTACAAGTTCAGGAGTCATCTGGTTCTTGCTATGTACCAAATCTCCTGTAAAAACAATTCTGTCTGGTTTTAGTTCTACCCATTGGCTAAATGCTTCAGATAATATTTCCCTAAACAAATTATGATCCTTATATAACCTAATATGTAAATCAGAAAAATGAATGATTTTATTTATCATATTGTTTTTTTGTAAACATAGATAAATAAAATCATTCTATCAATATATTGCCAATATTATTTTTCCACTAATTGGAAACCTTCATTTATAAGTAATTTTTTTACTTTATTTTCAGAAATTGTATTAATTGCAGGTCTTTTTGCTATTTCTCCTGGTTTTGCAAAAATTACTTGAATTTTTTTTGTATTTTTTACATAAAAAGTGCTAACTGTACAATATTCACCTATTGCATTTGCAAACAAACCAAATGATTTTGATTTTAAAAGCACGCCTAATGTAAAGTCCATATTATTTTATATTTTAATTTGTTAATGAAATGTATATAATAAATAATAAGGGGTGAATCTACCAAACTTTAATTCTGCTGAAATAACCAAATAATGGGTCATTATCTGATTTTTTGAATGTTGCAGTAGCAGTAATTTCCTCACCAAGCCCAATAAGGCTACCTACATTACCATAGGCCTTCCATTTACCTTCAATATTCTCAATCAACAACTTGTATTTAACTGAACCAGTGTAGGAGTCAACAATACCTTTGCAGGAAATAACTCTGAATAAACTTTTATACCTTCCCACAACAACCTCATTTGCAACTAATTCCAACTGCCTTCTTCTCTCTGCTAAAACTTTAATAAATTCTATTTGTTTCTCTGAAATCTTGCCTGAACTGAAGAACTTGCTTGCAATCTCTCTAATTTTAACATCATTAACAGATAATGTTTCCTCCAAACCTTCATTAGATGTTAATATCTTGGCTATTTCAATCTGCTTCAACCTTCTCTTGCGTTGAGCCATAGTTTGCTTGGTAATACCTTCAACATCAAAGGTATATTTCATAATGTTGTTGGTACAATCAAACCCAACATAAATTAAATCAGAGGTTTCTTGATTCAAGAAGAATGACCCCCTCTTTATGGCATGGTTGCAACAAGAACATTTGTTGCCCTTTGGGTCAAAATTACCCATCCAACCTTTTGGGTCATCCACGCCAATCTTATCAAAATCAACCTCAAACTCGGTCTCGGTGTCATACCCATCCTCACCATTTGGTACTGTAAATGAGGTGTAATAGCCAACATATATAAAGTTTTCTGGCTTAATTCCTTGTCCCACATACTTGAATTGGTTGGTTGTCATGTTGTTTTGTTTTGATTAGGTTGCAAAGATAAGAACAATATTCAAACAAACCAAACTTCTGTGAAAATATTTCTAACTATATTTTTAGATTAAAAACAATCTCATTCACCTCTTTTGGAACTTTATATTCTGCATAACCCCCCTCTGATTTTAGATGACAAATAACTGAACCATAAAAGTTAATTCCCTCATATTTTGATTGTGAGAGCATTTTAAGTAGCAGCCTACCATAGAGTGGTAATTGTATATAATAATGCGCTAGGGCTGTGCTGGAATACTTCTCAAAGGGTTTAAACATATTCTCTGTGAAGGTGGAAACCTGGAAACTTTTCTCCTTGTTTGTCTTCCAGTCTGTAATAACAATTCCATAATCTGTCTTTTCCTTATTTGGGATTAACCATACCTTATCTGGCTGGCCAACATACCCAAGGTCGGGATCCCCCAATACCATTTCTGTGTCAATAAGAACAGCACCTCTATCATGCATAAGATTAAGATAAGCAAAACCAGCTGATATCATTCTATCAGACATAATCTCTTGTGTTAAATCACACTCAAAAACAGGTTGCCTAATTTTCTTATAATCACCATACATATGAATTAGTCTTTGCTCCAAAAAGAAATGGACACTAGAACCAAGGTTTGCTGCATAGTTTGCACTTTCTGCCCATTCAGTCAAATACTTTTGTGCTTTAACCTCATCCCCCTTTGCTTTTCTGTGAGCAATTTCTTCTCCTGGAAATTCCTTGTAATATTTTTTAATTATTTTTGATACAGAAGGATAATCACTTTTACCATTCATATGATATATGTGATCCTCCTCAATAAATGTCAAATTTAATTCTTCTTGTCTTTTAGCAATAATATCTCTAATATCTTTTGCAACCTCATGTAAATTCATTTTACTTAATTTTAATATAATATTTATCAATATCCCCCCTTAACTCACAAACATCTTTGTCATAAGGTAATTTAACCATCTTTATTCTATCATATAAATTTCCCCCATTTAACTCATTATATAATCTTAATGAATCCTTATAAGCATCCCCATCCAGACAAAGAATAATATCCTTCTCTGCCTTTTCATACAATAAAGTAAATAACTTATTACTAAGATGCTTGCCCAATAATGGAATTGGATTGGGTAGAAATATACTATCAAAAACCCCTTCAGTCAAATATATATCTTCTGACCAATTAATTAAATGTTCATTAAATATAATCTCATCTTTTGGGGCATTGGCATTCTTATATTTAATCTTTCTCTTAACCCATGATCTCCCCAAGAAATAATTTAATACCCCACCCTTATCATACGATGGAATTATTATTCTATAAGCAAAATCCCCTTTTACAGTATAACCAATGTTATATTTTTTTATCATATCATCTGTTATTCCCCTATCAAGCAAATAATTGTATGCTTCTTTCCTAGGGATATGCAATGGATGAGAATCTTCAAAGGTAACAAACCCCTCTGGTAATCTTAATTTTGGATAAAAAATATCATTAACCTTTAAGTTCTCAGGTTTAACCAAATCATATAATCTCTTTTGCTTCTTTGTGCCAAATACATCAAATAACTTGCCAAGTGGACCATGTGTCTTTTCAGAATCATCACCACAGCTCCAACAATGATATAAATGTTTTAATAGTGATACTTCAAGATTGCCTTTATTCTCCCCTTCATCGCAAAGGGGGCAATTATATGTGTATTGGTGTTTTGTGGTAAATGATTTGACTGGTTCACCAATCACATCACTTATCAAACCCAATATAACTTCTATTTCTTTATCTTGATTCTCCATTTCGCAAATATATGTAAGAATTTGCGAATTACCAAATGTTTTTCATCTTCATATATCCAAGGACTGCTGTATAAGCATCAGTTTGGTCAAAATTTTCTTTTTTCAAATTTCCCTTCTTGTCGTAATGCCAAGTGATTTGGGGTTCTTTCACTGCAACCAAATCCAATATTAATTTTTTCTTATCCATTGATTTGTCCAACCCCCCAAACAAAACTTCTTTACCGTTTTTATTCTTTTGAGTTAATTCTGGATAAGCAAACTTTCTTGCATTGTATGTTGAAATAAATTCTGGCATAATATTCAATACATCAAAAACTTCTTTACAAACTAATGTATTAAACCTCATTAATATACCAACAGTATTTACATTGTTTGAAGTTAATAATGGTTCTTCTATAATTACTTTTGTTATTCCAAGATTTTTATAATCTTCCAATTTTAATTTGAATAAAGTTGACTTAACAATAAGTTCTTCTATCTTTGAATTCATTTCTGATTTTGGAATTGGCGACAAATGTGTTAATTCCAATAATTTTTCAGAATTAGTATCAAACAAAGCAATTCCAATTGTCTTTGTTGACACATCAAGTCCCAATACTTTGGGCGAATTAATATCTATTTTATTTACCATTAAAAATCTAAACTTATGTTAAATTGTTGATCCCCCAAAACTCTCTCAATAGGTGAACTTAATTTTGATATAACCATAAGTTCTTTGTTGGAATTGTAAAGTCCAATTTCAGTAATATACTTATTCTTACCAGTTACATAAGTTGGATTTGTTGTTGTTGAAAATTGTGTTATAACAAGATTAACAGCATATTTCATTTCATATATTGTTGCCACAATTCCAGTTTGAATGTTTCCATAAAAATAATATTCATCCCCAAAATTTAACTTTGTTGGTTGACTATTTAAAGGAACATCAATGAATTTTGCCAAATCATATATTGTTGCAGCTGTGTAATTTGATTCTGTAATAACAAATGTTGTTTTAGTTAAACCTGATTCTGGGATATATCCATTTATTTTTGTTGAAGCAATCTGGCTTGTAAAATCAATTATTCTCCATTGGTTTGGTTCTGGCAAACTATTTGTATTTGTTCTTTGTGCCAAAATTTTAATTTCATTTGCTGAAAAACCTGACAAACTATTATTTGTATATAAAAATGGAAATTCTTCCCCAAATTTAACCGCAACATTCTGAGCTGTTATTGTACAACCAGTATCAGGACCAACAATATTTTGATAATAATTGCAATGTAATGAATTTGTAAACCCTGTTGAATCCAAACGATATGTAACCCATAAAGTTTTTCCATCCCCAGTCAAAACACCAATATCATTTGATGTATCTGTATCAAATAAATTTGGTGTTATTAAACTAACTTCTGGTGCAGGTAATGTCCAATTCCTATTTGATTTATATGACAATGCCGCAACCAATTCATCATCATCAATAACCACAATTTTACTATCAGGAAAAACCCTTCCTACTCTATTTAACTCATTTTTTGAATTTTCATTTGTATCCCATAAATTAAAGAAACGAATGCCCGGCTGATTCATATCAGAATTCTTTGTTGATTTGATATAATATGGAATAGATTTACCTGGTTCATTTGGGGGATCAATATAAAAACTTTGCCCAATACTTGAACCATCAGACTTATGCCACATCAATGTTGGAATTGTTAATTTAAATTTTCTTGCCAAATCATTAGTATCCTTTGGGTCAGCAACATCAAATGGCATTGTTGCAAATTTTTCCCCATAAACATTATCAATAGATTGATTTGTATAATGAATTACTGCAACTGCTTTTTGATTTTTTGATTCAACAATAATTTTATTCAATCTTGAATCATAATAATAAACTGCACCATTATCACTTGATAATGTTTGCCCAGAATTTGAATACAAATATTCTTTTGTTCCCAAATATGATTGTGATCCATATTTTGTATAATCCTCATAAGTATCCCCTGTTATTCCTGCCACAGTTTGCGACCAAGGAATATTCATATTCCAAACTCTTGTATCTACTGTTGCTGATGTATCACAAATCGTTTCATAATTAAAAACATCATTTGACCAATTTGGCATTGGTGTAACACTATCATATAACGCAGTCATCCCTGATGGATAAATTAAACATCTTGCTATCTCACCTCCACTTGTCTTTGCTGAATATATTGGTAGGTTTCTATCCAATCCAACAATATAATTACTACCACTTATTGTTGATGCACTAATCTTATAAGTCAATATTGGAAAAGAATTTCTTATGCTACCACAATCCCCAACACCATCTAAAATAATGGTAAGAAAATCACCAACTTTTGGAACACCAGTTGTTGCTGAACATGTATTTGCTGATAACAATAAACTTGTTTGACCAGTTATTGTTGGCATACTTGCAATATAATTTGATGAAACCGTATATGCTGATGTTGTCTGGGCTGAATATGTTGTAACTCCACTAACAAAAAATCCCTTATCTGTTGCCAAATTATAAAATTCCTTTATTGTTGACTCATTAAATGGAATTCCATATGTTGTACCAATTGCACCATTTAGAAAGTAGGGATATTTTACATTTTGTTTGTTAACATTATACCCACCAGCATTATCATTATGCTCGCAAAAAGCTGGCATTAATACATTATTATTTGTAATATTATCTCCAATATAATCAATCTCACTATCTCCAACTTGGAAATAAGAAATATTGAACAACCCCTTTGATATTGCCTTCCTACCAACATCAGTTATTCTTGTAATTATTTTTCCAGATGTATTTTTTAAAATATAACTCATTATCTTTTATATATAATTATTTAATATGTGAATTTATTCCAACATAATTTTGAGAATTAAATATTATCTCACAACATCTGCAAGTATTTATCTTGGCTGAATCAATTCTTATTGTATTTTTTTGTTCCACCTTTGTTGAGCAACCATTTGAATCCACTTGATAACCATTATTATTTATAATGGATGTTGTTGTCCCTGTTAATGTATCTCCACTAATTATTGTTGTTGAATAAGTTAATGCTGAATATGTGGTATTAATCAAATTTGGCGAACAATATGGTCTGTTTGTTGCCAATGAATTTGATATTATGTTTGGAGTTAACAAAGAATTATTTTTATAAACTGAAATAATATTGTTTGTACTTGCTGAACCTGGTTGGTATAATGAAGTTTCAAGATTTGCATTCATTGTTAATGTTAATACATGTCCAGCCTTTAACTCTGGATTAATATTTAATTTCCATGTTGTTTGAATTGTATCATCTGATATAAATTGCTCTGAAATATTTGATAAATTAATTTCATATCTTGATAATTCATTTTCTGAAGAAACATTTGAAACAATTGAAGCTACACCACCTGTTTGACCTGAAACATATAAATTATATTGGCCTTCACAAATACCCTTAAAAATTGGTGAACTTGAATATGTTTGACCATTATTTATTGAATATACATAAGGCTTAATGCCCCCTAAAGATGATGCCACAATAACACCATCACAATTTCCAACACAACTATTGTTTGTTATTTTTGACCTTAATAAAATGGGTGAATATCCATCACATTCACCATATGTAACCAAAACATCATTCTTTGGTGCAACACCCCTTATTTTCCAATCACTTGTTGGTATATCACTTGAATTTACACTTCTTAATGCTGTATTTGTAACTCCTGTCCAATTTAAAACTTCCCAATATTTATTACTTAAATTCCAAATTATTGTCATTGAACTTCCTGTTGAATGCCAATAATTTTTGCCATTTGTTATTCCACTATATTGAAAATTATATGGACCTATAATATCATTCTCAAAATAAACATTCAAACACAAATCATTAATTGCCATATATTAATCTTTTTTTAATCTAACAGAATAAAATGAATTCAACCCAACATTTTCAATATAACTCATTGATAATTCATTATATGAAAACAATCCAATATAATTTTTATTTGCAAAACCAGTATTGGTAGTTGTCCAATAATATCCATTAATTTTATTATTTATGAAATTATTATTTATCAAACCACCACCACCAACCAATGAGAAATTATATAAGTCTTCTGCACCCAAATTTGGTTCAAACCATAAATTGCGTTCTTTTAATTTACCACCACCACTCACACCATTAATTTCTGATGCCAAAAATATATTATCCCACTCAGTTTTTGTTGGTATATGGTATCCATTTGGTGCCAAATTTCTTGCATCTGTAATAGCAGCATAATTATATAGATAACCATAAATATCCCCAAGCCCTGAATTGAAATTATAATAGGTATATGCTGGTCCTGAAATATTATTTAAGTCTGTTGTTGATGCAACAAATGGTATATCTGTCCCATCTCTAAATGTTGTTACTTTCAAATTTTCTATTGCCCAAGTACCACCAGATGCTGTAACAATATCTAAACATTTTGTTCTCCCTGTAACAACACCTAAATCACTAATTGAATGGCAAAAATTATTATATTTTAATTTCCTATAACTTGTATCCCCTGATGGCCAAATATTAATTCCAGCCTCACATTTTGATTTTGAATCTGCACTACTTGACCCCCTATATAATGTACTATTTAATTCACCAAATGTATTACCTCTTGCATATACAAAAAAGGTAAGACTTAATGTGCTTGATGAACATATATAATCACAAGTTGTGTTACCAGTATCATTTAAAAAATTACGAAACGGGAAAAATCTTGTACAATAAGTTGGTTCAACTGGATCCTCAATAATTTTTGTTAAACTAATGCTCTGACCAGAATCTGGATTATTAACCAATATAATATAATCTCCAGATGCCAGACCTGTTAATATATTTCCTGTATTTAATTTACCATTAACATTTATAATATACCCACCTAACCCACCTGATACTAATATTTCAAGCGACCCATCCTTTCTACCAATACCAGATGTTTTTTTAACATTCACATCAACGCTTAATGGGTATATTGTAATAATATCTTCTGCCATATATAATATATTTAACTCAAATTATTTAAACAATTCACACAATCAATGAATGTTCCCCCATTTGTATCAAAATAATTTCCCGTATATGTGAAATAATTTATATTACCAACTGGAGTATATGATTTATCAAATGCACCCAAATATGTCCAACAATTATTATCAGAATCCTTAATAACAAAACCAATAGGAATACCAATTCCAATATTCTGAATTAATTGTGAATTAATTGTATTTCCATCCAAAGGAATGCAACTCTCAAATACATGTAAAAGATTTGATGTTGGAGATGGTGTTAATGTAATACTTGGTGTAATTGTTACGCTTGGGGTCATTGTCATAGTTGGTGTTGGTGTTGGTGTTATTGCACAACTTGAACACGTTGTTCCAGTATAAACATTCAATATTGTTTGAATGCTAATATTTGAACTACCAGTAGATTCATTCCTATCATATGTGAAGCACCTCTGGACACCATTGTTTGATGTTCTGATAATGTCCCCCACTTTAATTGGAACCCCACTTAAAATCAAATCTTGTGTTGTATACACTTCCTCATTTGTATTACAATCAACCAATACCCTAACACCTTTAAAACTAAACACTCTACTCATCATCTCATAATTCAAACTTCCACCAATCAATCTATCATTTGTTGCTGTTACAGAAGGGGTCATTGATGGGGTAGAACTTGGATATGCATAAGTATATGCTGACATCCCCACATTAACTGCCAATCCCCCAGTTGAAGATGGTGTTATTGTCATTGTTGGGGTTATAGTTGGAGTTGGGGTAATAGTTGGGGTTGGAGTTGTTGAAGCAGATAACTCACAATTAAAATATGCAGAAAAATCAACAATATCACAAGATGCTGGGCTTGGGGTTGGTGTTGGACAATTTCCACTAAACACAATACCCTCATATAAATCAGGATTAAGTTCCCCATAACAAGGTGATTTACCAGTTAATAAACAAGAACCACCCAAAGAACCACTTAAACACCATTGTTCCAAATCTGTATTAAAATAAATGACACCACTTGTTTCACCAGTATAATAAACATAATCATCATATAAAACATCAGCAACAGAAAAATTACCAACATTTGTACCCAAAATAGAATAAGTTGGCGATACACAAAAATCTTGTATGGCATCACCTGGGGATACACCGGGGTTAAAAGGCACTTGGAATACCTCAACCACTTCTGGCTCAACAACCTCTTCAACTTCCTCAATTATTTCATGCACAAAAACCTCTTGAATTTCCTCAATTACTTCAGGTTCAACAATCTCTTCAACTTCCTCAATTATTTTATACACAAAAATCTCTTGAACTTCCTCAATCACTTCTGGCTCAACAACCTCTTGAACTTCCTCAACCACTTCTGGTTCAATAATCTCTTCAACCTCCTCAATTATTTTATGCACAAAAACCTCTTGAATTTCCTCAATCACTTCTGGACACTGCCTCTGTTGAACAAATAATGTACCATCTGAATCAAACAAATCACCAATTTCAGCATATTCAATAACACTTGCAAATCCACTAAAATAAATGCCATCTATACTAAAAACATCCCCTACATTTGGATTTACAGCCTTCAAATTAAATCTAAACTTATAATCCCCCGCACAATCTTTGAATAAAGTTACCCCCATATTAAATTAGTTGTTTGAAACATTTACCACACTTGTTATTAATCTATTATTATTATCAATAATCTTAACAAGGTATTGGATATTATTATCTATTGGTTTTGGTAAATCAAAAGAATATGTGGTTCCAGAAATGGTATTTATATAAATACAATCATTTATAGATGGTTGACAAATATAAATATCATAAGGGCTTTGCCCAGTTATACCAAAAATGTTAACACTTATATTTGTCATGTAAAATAGTATTTAAGATATAAATATTAAGTAATGTATAATATCCATATAAAAATATAAATTAAAATTAATAATTTTACATATTAAAATATTGATTTGTATGAAAATTATATTATTTTAAAAATAAAAAAATAAAAAAATGAAAGAAAAATTATTATTTGTAACACCGCATTTATCAACTGGGGGTTTACCGCAATATCTTCTCAAACAAATTGAAGAATTTCTTCCTGTATATAATATTTATGTCATTGAAATAGCAAATGTAAGCGGTGATTATGTTGTACAAAAGAATAAGATTAAAGAACTTGTAAATGTTATTACACTTGGGGATGATAAATCTGAAATATTAACACACATAAATAACATTAGTCCTGACATTATTCATTTTCAAGAAGTACCTGAATTCAATTTGTCAGATGATATCCTTTTCAAGATATTTCAACGTGACCAAGGTTATAAGATATTTGTCACCACACATGGATCATGGACAAATCCAAATGATATAAAATTTCATCCAGATAAATATATCTTAGTATCAGAATGGAGCAAGAAGCAATTTGTAAAAACAGGAGTTCCATTAACCATATGGGAATACCACATTCCAAAGAAAATACCAAAGAAAAAGCAAAAACAAGAACTCCTTGGATTTGACCCCTCTTATAAACATGTCCTACATGTTGGATTATTTACACAAGGTAAAAACCAAAAGGAAATAATTGAAGTCGCTAGATTGTGCCAAGATGAGAAAATAATATTTCATTTTGTTGGAAATATGGCTGGAAACTTCTATGAATATTGGAAACCAATATTGGATGATTTACCAAAGAATTGCGTTATACACGGGGAACAAGAAAACCCATTGAATTATTATGAAGCGTCTGATTTATTCTATTTCCCATCAATATATGAATTGAATCCCTTATCATTAAAAGAAGCATCATCCTTTGGTCTTAAAATTATAACAAAAAACTTACATACATATGAAAATTATTATGATAATAAGGCAGTATATTCCACAGATAACCCAGAAGAGAATAAGAAATTATTAATCAATCTATTGAATGAAGATAAAAAAAGAAATGAAGATGAAGTAACCATTGTATTGGCTCACACAAATAACTTATTTAGAAAAAATATGCTAAAAAGATGTTTGTCAACCATCAATACAGAAATCATATTATCATGCAATAAACCAGTTGATGAAGAAACCCAATCATTATGTGATTATGTATTATATTCAAAAGATAATCAATTATTGGATAAAGATGAATATGAAGAACATAATGTTATATTTGAATATTGGAAGATAAATGCAAAAGGGGAAAAAACAAGTACTTCAATGCCTTTTGAACATAGTTTTGGAGTTTATAACTTAATAAAGCAGGGTGTCAACTTTGCAGATAAATTAAACAAAAAGAAAATACATATTGTAAATTATGATACATTAATATATTCTGACACATTAAATGATAATTATAAACAGCTTAATTCAAAGGATTTAATTTTATATTACAATAATAACATAGATAAAAATGATGGATATAAAACCAATTTCTTTTCTGGCAACATAACCCCATTATTGGAGTTATTTAACTATTACAAAACAAAATTAATATTTTATATCAACTTCAAGAAGTTTGAGGAAAAAATGTATGATTTAATCAAAGATTATAAGTTTAATGTTGTTGAAAAATGCTTAACTGATAAAGTAACAACAGACTTGGAAGGTGTTCATAACCAATTTTCAAGTTTTGACATATATGAATTAAAAACAACTGATATTGAACCAAATATTAATATTAATTTTATTGATGGTCCATTTGTTGAAATAACTGGTGGTCCAAACATAAGATATGATATTACATTCAAAAATAAAAAAACAAACAAAATTGAATACAAATCAAATATTGGGAGAAACAATTGGACAAAATCATCCATAAAATATTTTGTTGATTGGGAAATCACTGTTAGCAACCAAAAAGGGAAACATGTCTTTAATATGGATTTAACCAATAAAAGGGTTTATATTGCCATTGATTCAAAATCTCTTGGTGATTCCGTTGCATGGATGCCTTACATTGATGAATTCTCAAAAAAACATAATTGCAAGGTTGTTGCATCAACCTTCTGGAATAACTTCTTTGAAAAAACATATCCAAACATTGAGTTCATTATACCTGGTCAAGTTGCCCAAAATATACATGCAAAATATACCCTTGGTTGGTTCTATAATAATCAAATGGAACCAATATTACCAAATATAATACCATTACAAATGACAGCAACAAATATCCTTGGCCTAGATTATACCGAAATAAAACCAACCATTGATTTCATACCAAAGAAAAGACCCATAAAAGAAAAATACATAACAATTGCAACCCACTCCACATCAGCCTTAAAATTCTGGCTATACCCAAATGGATGGGATGAACTAACAGAATTTTTAAATAGCAAAGGATATACCGTTATAAACATTTCAAAAGAAGGAAATAATATCAAAAATGCCATAACTCCAAACAATTATGACATAAATAACATTATGAATTATATTCACCATTCTGAAATATTCATTGGTCTGGGAAGTGGCTTGAGTTGGTTAAGTTGGGCAATTAATAAACATGTGGTTATGATTAACAATTTCACTGATTTAAATCATGAATTCACAACAAATACAACAAGAATATATAATCATAATGTATGCAACTCTTGTTGGACAAACCCAAACTTCAAATTTGATAAAGGAGATTGGAACTGGTGCCCAATACATAAAGGAACATCCAGACAACACGAATGCCAAAAAAGTATAACACCCGAAGATGTTATACTTAATTTGAAACAGCATACAAATTTAAATATTTGATATAACAAAATCCATATCAAACATTTCATCCAATGTGCTATACGGACACTCATGTACATTAAAATCAAACTGATAGTCAAACAAGTATGAACCAATTAATTGGTTCTTGTTTTTGGGCTGATTTGCAACAATATTATTGTGCAAGTCATACCCAAAAACCTTGGGTGATGTTCCAATCCAAAACACAGTTGACCGCAAATTAATAGCAACTGCCGCATGTTGCAAAGAAGAATCTATTAAAAATCTCTTGGACGAAACTGTCAATATACTAAACAACTCCATATTAGATAACTTAACATCAAGCCTCTCTGTATCATTCAAAACATAACCACCTTTCCTTGTTATATGGAATATATGGTGGCTGTCCTTGTACTTGTCAACAATCAATTGTGCAATATCTTGTGGCATATCCCTACACCAAGAATATATATTCTTTGATTCTAAATCACCACCAGATGTTTGTAATACCACCACTGGTTTATCCCTAAACCATTTCTTTGCATTAACCTTCTCTGCGTAATTTGGGAAAAGTTGGGGTATCTGATTGCTATACTCTATATTAAGCAAATCACACCAGTTACTTACCAGATGCTTCTCCTTATGTATATGACCCGTTTGATGATACGGCTCATGTCTAAAAACAAGAGTATCCTTGTTCTCTACAAAATCCTGGTAAAAGTAGGGGCAATTACCTAATGGATACACCCTATCAACATAAGGATTATTTAGAAAAACTTCAGGATATGATACAACCATTATAAGTTGTCTATCTGGATAAATTTCTTTTATTGTCTTTGGTAATGATGTAGCTGCAACATTCTTTCCTAATCCACCTTGAATGTGCCATACTAAAATTTTTTCTGTTGTTAAATCCATTAATTTTTTATTTATAGGTTTTATAATTATAAGACGCAATCTACTATTGTGTATGATGATTTTTAAAACATTTATAAAATAATGTCTCTTATTATTAAAATATCTCCATCATATTCTTCTGTACAAGATCCTGATGGAGTTCCTCCAAAAGCAAGCCCTACGCTTTGTGTTCCTGCTCCTGCTAAAGAACACCTTGCTATTAATAATGCTCCGCGTGATGACCAAGATGTGCCATTATATTCTTCTGTACAAGATTTTGGAGAATAACTAGCAGCACCACCAAAAGCAAGTCCTGCATTCTGTGAGCCTGCTCCTGCTAAAGAACCCCTTCCTTCTATCAATGCACCTCCTGTTGTCCAAGTTGTGCCATTGTATTCTTCTGTATAAGATGTTGGTCCATAACCACCACCTCCTAATGCAAGTCCTGCATTTTGTGTTCCTACTCCTGCTAAAGAACTCCTTGCTTCTATCAATGCACCGCCTGATGACCACGATATACCATCATATTCTTCTGTACAAGATATTGGAGAATAACCACCGCCCCCCATAGCAAGTCCTGCATTCTGTGTTCCTACTCCTGCTAAAGAACTCCTTGCTTCTATCAATGCACCCCCTGCTGACCAAGCCGTACCATTATATTCTTCGGTACATGAACCTGAATAACTACCACCAAAAGCAAGTCCTGCGTTTTCTGTTCCTGCTCCTGCTAAAAAATGTCTTGCTGTTATTAATGCACCCCCTGCTGACCAACTTGTGCCATTATATTCTTCTGTACATGATAAACCTTCATTACAATATCCTCCAAAAGCAAGTCCTTCATTCTGTGTTCCTGCTCCTGCTAAACCAAGTCTTGCTGTTATCAATGCACCTCCTGCAGACCAGGATCCTAAAAAAGTGCAATATGATGCCATTGATTTCAAATTTGTTGTATCAAACCATAAACATACAGTATCAGTGCATATTACTGCTGGTCTATTTGCAACTCCTATTATTTCTGTACTTTGTAATTTTGCCATATTATCGTATTGAATCTACTATTGTTATTGTTTTAGTGTACTCTTCTGTACAAGAAACTCCATTATTCATATACCCACCTATAGCAAGTCCTGCGCTTTGTGTTCCTGCACCTGCTAGTGTGTGCCTTGCTACTATCATTGCCCCACCTACTGACCAAGATGCGCCATCATATTCTTCTGTACAAGAAACACCAGTATTTGTTACTATGCCTCCTATAAAAAGTCCTTCATTCTGTGTTCCTGTCCCTGTACCTTCTCTTCCTATTATCAATGCACCACCTGTTAACCAAGTTGTGCCGTTGTATTCTTCAGTGCAATCACCATTTGGAAATGTTCCCCCAAAAGCAAGTCCTGCATTCTGTGTTCCTGCTCCTGCTAAATTATGTCTTGAACTAATCAATGCGCCACCTGTTGACCAAGATGTACCATTGTACTCTTCAGTGCAGGTACTACTATTATTTACAAAACCTCCAAATGCAAGTCCTGCGTCCTGTGTACCTGCACTTGCTGGTCCAAACCTCGCTATTATCAATGCTCCGCCTGCTAACCAAGATGTCCCATCGTATTCTTCTGTACAAGAAAGAGCGCCCGGATTACGGCCTCCAAACACAAGTCCTACACTCTGTGTCCCTGCTCCTCCTAACCGATATCTTGCTATTGATAATGCTCCGCCTGCTGACCATGATGTACCATCGTATTCTTCCGTGCAAGAAAGAATACTACCATTATACCCGCCTATAGCAAGTCCTGCATTCTGCGTCCCTGCTCCTGCTAAATAACCTCTTGCTGTTATCAATGCATTCCCTGCCGACCAGGATCCTGAAAAACCGGAATATGAGAAAACTAACTGTTTAATTGTTGTATTAAACCATAAACATACAGTATCAGCGCATATTACTGCTGGTCTATTTGCAACTCCTATTATTTCTGTACTTTGTAATTTTGCCATATTATCGTATTGAATCTATTATTGCGATTGTTTTAATGTATTCTTCTGTACAAGAAACACATGAACCATTATACCCACCCATAGCAAGTCCTGCACTTTGCGTCCCTGCTCCTGCTAAAGAACATCTCACTGATAATAATTTGCCGCCTGCCACCCAAGAACTGCCGTTATATTCTTGTGTATCAGGCACAGCAAAAGAGTTACCACCAAAAGCAAGTCCTGCATTCTGTGTTCCTGCTCCTGCTAAGCCACATTTTGCTGTTATCAACGCACCTCCTGCTGACCAAGATGTACCATTGTATTCTTCTGTGCAAGATCCTGATGGAGTTCCTCCAAAAGCAAGTCCTGCATTCTGTGTTCCTGCTCCTGCTAAAGAACTCCTTGCTTCTATCAATGCACCTCCTGTTGCCCAAGTTGTACCATCATATTCTTCTGTGCAAGATGATGGAGAATAACTAGCATAACCTCCTAATGCAAGTCCTGCATTTTGTGTTCCTACTCCTGCTAAAGAACTCCTTGCTTCTATCAATGCACCGCCTGATGACCACGATGTGCCATTATATTCTTCTGTACAAGATATTGGAGAATAACTAGCGCCTCCCCCAAAAGCAAGTCCTTCATTCTGTGTTCCTGCTCCTGCTAAACCAAGTCTTGCTATTGATAATGCACCACCTGCTGACCAAGATGCACCATCGTATTCTTCTGTACAAGATTTTGGAGAAAAACTAGCAAAGCCTCCAAACACAAGACCTGCATCTTGCGTTCCTGCTCCTGCTAAACCACATCTTGCTGTTATCATTGCGCCACCTACTGACCAAGGAGGACTATATCCACAATATGAAATGACTGGTTTTAAATTAACTGTATCAAACCAAATGCACATCGTATTTGAACATATTGTTGCAGGTCTATTTGCAACTCCTATTATTTCTGTACTTTGTAATTTTGCCATATTCTTTTTTTATTATAAATATCATCTCCTAACTTTATTTATACCCAAAGAAATCATTGTACCACTTATAGGATGTCTTTATGGAATCAACTGTATATTGACCTAGCACATTTTTTGAATCATTTGGTAACATATTCAAACTATTCCTTATAATATGATCACCATATATCCCATGTATTGCATCATTTTCTACTGTGACTTGACTTATATGTTGAAAATTATGTTTGAAATCATCTACTTCTAAATATTTATAAATGTTTCTCATCACCATTTCTGGATTACTGCATAGGTCTTCATATTTAATGAATAGAAAGTTCTTTGCTGTACCATCCAATAATGTTTGTTGTAATTTTTCCAATGAATAACCTACAGGAACTGTTTGCGCCCATAGTTCAACTCTCTTATGTGTTGTTGTCCCTTTCATTTTGATATTATCCATTGTGCCATCATCTTTATCAGGATTCATTCTAAACTTCTTCTCCATTGATGCAAATATGGATGGTAAATCCCTAACCATATATATTACTTTTGGATTTTCTACCACATTTGATAATAGGTTATAATAAAACGCCCATACCCTATTCTTATCCAAATAATATGGTTTTGATGTTTGTGATGAAACATATGCTTTTATACCTTCTTTACAGAAATTATAGAAACCCTCTTTCCACATTTCTGTATCACCAGCCTTTGATTCATGGTTTTGATTGTATCCTATTCTTGCTCCTAACATCAAATCAATTAGACCTGATGTTGGTGTTACATGAAATTCAGGATTTTGTCCCATTATGTTTTGTAATAAAGTGCTACCACTCCTTGGTAACGTTGAATTAAAAAATATCTTTTGTTTCATTTGTATCTTCCAAATATAATTTCTGAAATGGTTTCTTTATCACCTAATGTGCCTTTTGTTAAAGCATTGACACCTAATGCTTTTCTCACCCTATTTGTATTGTTTGGTGGAACACCATGTGTTAACCAAGAGGGGAATATTAAAAAATCATTTTTCTTTGGTTTATAATATATCTCCTCTTGTGAGAATGAATGATTTTGATAATCATCTAGTAATGATGGCTCAAAGTATGATCTATTAAATGATTTAACATCTTTTGAAAAACAAATGGCAGCATCATCCTCTTGTGCATCATAATAAAAAACACCAGCCAATAAGGTGTTTGGATGGGTATGTGCTTTATGGAATTGTTTTGGTGCTTTATATGTCAACCAGGATTGTGCAAATTGCAAATCCTCATATCTATATCTCATTACATTTGTTGCAAAATCTTTAAAGGATTCCATAAAAAACTTATTCACCTCATCACATATTGGATTATCCAATATATAACTATTGTTTGAAATCATACCATACCCTGCTTTGGTGTCTTGCATTTCATTCCTATCAAAATATTCAATAACCTCTTTTAAATCACCCTCATAATTTGCCACATATAAAGGTGTTGGGAATATTGCAAATACTTGTGCTTTCATATTTTCTTCTTGTCTTGTATAAAATTAAATGCAATTGATATTCTCTCACCATCTGAATAGTTTGATTCAACATGATGTCTAACCCAACTAGGAAAAATGTAAAATAAAGATTCAATGGGCTTCTTTACTGCAACAAAAGAATTTGTCTTTGTGCTAACCCTCTCAACATCTGACTTCAAAAAATATTCTGCTGTATCACCTCTATGTAATACCAAGTCTCCCATATTATCATATGGAACAGAAACATAATATACACCAGATAATATACTATTTTGATGGTCATGCAAAAGATTGTATGACCCATTGGTGTTTATGTTAACCCAAAAATTACCCAATTTTAAGTTTCCCACACCTAGATGTTTGTAGCATTGTTCATTAGCAAATAATTCAAGATTATTAAATAATGACATTAATTCATTTGGTAATGGTAAAACAATCTCACTACTATGCCAACCACCTCTATTTGAGATGAATGCACCTTTTGTGTTATCCCTTAACCACAAACAATAATCCTTTATTTCATTATTATCAATGTTCTTAACTTCTGCCTCCCATATAGGTGTGGAAAACCATGTCTCCTCATGTATAGAAAAATCCATAAATTAATTCTTTATATGTGTGAACCACCCAGTTAGGATGTATTTAGTTTCAGTAGGTGATGGAACACCTCTATGCAAATGAGACCAATCTGATGGCCAAATGACAAGTTTCCCTCTCTCTGGTCTTTCAAAGTGTTGCTGATAAAAAAATTCAGTTTCACCTCTATCTGTCAAAGTATTTAAATAAACCATCCAAACCAATAATCTGTCAGAATGCTTTATACCAGCTCTCTCACAATGCCAACCAAAAAACCCTTCATTTGGTTCATATTTTTGCATATTAAAATATGTATATAAATCAATAGGATCCATTTTTGACATTGCAGTTGAATGCCTATTTAAATAATCTAACACACCAGTTTTAACTGAAACAATAACATCCTCCAATAATAAAGACCAAGGTTCTTTATTCATAAAAGAGGGATCAAATGTGATGTCGGTTGATTTCTTATCACTATCAGATGAAATACCCTCTGGGCCATAAAGAACACCTGGTTGTTTTAAATCAGATTCTTCAAAAGCCTTTATTAAATTAAGGCAAACATTTCCTGATAGTGCATTGTTTTTTGTGTAAATAAAATTAGTCATAAATTAATTTAATTTCTTCTTGTCTTCTGGAACTTCTCCTAAAAAATTTAATAATGTACCTTCCTCATTCTTCATTCTATTGAATGATAAATATGGACCCATAGCATTCATTATTTCTCCTGGAGCTGATGCATCATTTAATGATTTAACCCTATTCTCAAAATACCTGTGAAGCGATTCTGCTTGATGAGTATTAACATTTTTAGTGTCAAAAGTTTCGTTGTCTAATTCAGATTTAATCTTACTCCACGTACTTAACTCTCTAACTCTATCCTTGGAAACTTGCAACATACAATTTCTATCATAGATGTTGCGGTCCAAATCAATGTTTGCTTCCATAATATCAAATCTATTAAGTTCTTCATCCTCTAACAAATCTTGAACCTTCTTATCAAGTCTTAATTTATCAACTGTGTTTTTTCTTAAATCAAAACTTAAATTCATTAAGGCATCAAAATGTGCTGACATTTCCCTAACTGATTGCCAATACTTTGAAGCATTTGTTGGATGTTTGGCATCATTTAGAACCGAAACTCTCATTTCGGTTTCAGTTCTAAATATTTGTTTTTTTTGCCAATTATCCATTAATTCATCTTTTAATGATAAAATGGTTTGTGCGTCCTCATCATTTAAAACACTAATAATTTCTCTTAAATCTTCTGTGATTTGCAATTCTTTATTCATGTACTTTTTTTTTAAGGTAAAATTATTGGTGGTGGAGTTGTGCTATTAGGTGGTGTATATGAAGATGCAACAGCAGCATCAACAATTACTTGAGCCTGCTCTTTTGTCTTTTCAACAGCACTCACTCTTTGTGCCCATGTTGTGTTTTCTGTAACCCAAATGTTGCCAGGATAACCAGCAATATGTGCAGTTTCATTTTCTTGGTGGGTAATAAACCCATGTCCATAATTTTCTACTTGATAATACTTTTTCATGTTTTTTTGATTTAATATAAATATAGTATTATTTTTCTAATACTTCAATCCTTTTTGTTAAATTTTCAATTTGTTTATTCTGTATTTTTATTGCTTCAATTAATATTGCTGTTATTCTTGAATATGAGACAGATGCTGGTTTACCTTCATAATCTTTTATTACCACTTGTGGTAGCACTTTATCTACTTCCTCTGCAATTAAACCAATTTCTTTTATAGAATTACCTATTTTGTTATATTCTACTCCTCTTAATTTTTTCACAATCTCTAAAGGATTACTAATTTCTTCTATATTTTCTTTTACTTTTTCTGTTGATGTTTCTGTTATAGTTCCTGTAACAGTTAAAACACTACCATCAAAAGTTAAGTTGGCTTCAGCATTTATTGACGTTGATGATACTGAGGTTAATACCCTATTATCAACTGGGTTTGTATATGATGTTATTCCAGCATTAGAACCACTTGTTCCAGACGAACCACTTGTTCCAGATGCACCTGATGTGCCACTACTTCCTGCTGCACCACTTGTTCCTGAACTTCCACTTGCACCTGGTGTTCCTGTACCTGAACTATCAATCAAAACTATTGGTGCTGAGTATTCTTCGGTGCAAGTTAATGATCCATAACCACCTCCTGCTGCAAGCGCTGCATTCTGTATTCCTGCTCCAGCCAAATTTTGTCTTCCTGTTATCAGTGCACCTCCTGCTGACCATAATGTGCCATTGTATTCTTCTGTGCAAGATCCTGATGGAGTTCCTCCAAATGCAAGTCCTGCGTTTTGTGTTCCTGCTCCTGCTAATAATCTTCTTGCAACTATTAATACACCACCTGCTGACCAAGATGTACCATTATATTCTTCTGTGCAAGATAAAGGACCATTACCTCCAAATGCAAGTCCTGCATTCTGTGATCCTGCTCCTGCTAAACCACATCTTGCTGTTGCTAATGCACCTCCTTCTGACCAAGATGTACCATTGTATTCTTCTGTGCAAGACGTTATTGGATAAGTACCTCCTGCTGCAAGCGCTGCATTCTGTGTTCCTGCTCCTGCTAAAAATCGTCTTGCTGTTGCTAATGCACCTCCTGCTGACCAAGATGTACCATTATATTCTTCTGTGCAAGAACCATATGAACTATGTCCACCAAAAGCAAGTCCTACATTTTGTGTTCCTGCTCCTGCTAAACCACATCTTGCTGTTGCTAATGCACCACCTGTTGACCAAGATGTGCCATTATATTCTTCAGTGCAAGATACAGGACCAGTACCTCCAAATACAAGTCCTTCATTCTGTGTTCCTGCTCCTGCAAATTGCTGGTTTCCTGTTATCAATGCACCCCCTGCTGACCATGAAGCTGCTCCACTATACCCACAATAAGAAACCATTGGCTCTAAATTTACTGTGTCAAACCAAAAACACATTGAATTTGCATCTATTGGTGATGGTGTTGATGCTGATGAGGTAATAAAGGCTGATGTTCCACTTGTTCCATTGATACCAAAAAGAATACCACCGCCAAATAATTTTAATATGTATGTTGATGTTGGTGCTGGGTTTTCTGAGTCAATTGTTAATTGATTTCCAGCAATGGTATAATCATCACCATATTGTTGTAATTGACCATTAACAAAGAATAAACTAGCCTCTTGGTCAATTTCTTGAGAAATGGTAAATGTTCTATTTGACCCATTTGTTGCACCTGAAATAGATAATTCTACTATTGATGGACTTGTTCCACTTGTTCCTGCTGTTCCACTTGTACCTGAACTTCCGCTTGTTCCAGATGAACCACTTGTTCCTGAACTTCCACTTGTTCCTGAACTTCCGCTTGTTCCAGATGAGCCACTTGTTCCTGAACTTCCACTTGTTCCAGATGAGCCACTTGTTCCATCAGTACCACTTGTTCCAGATGAACCACTTGTTCCTGAACTTCCGCTTGTTCCAGATGAACCACTTGTACCTGATGAACCGCTTGTTCCAGATGAGCCACTTGTTCCAGATGAGCCACTTGTTCCTGAACTTCCACTTGTTCCAGATGAGCCACTTGTTCCATCAGTACCACTTGTTCCAGATGAACCACTTGTTCCTGAACTTCCGCTTGTACCTGATGAACCGCTTGTTCCAGATGAGCCACTTGTTCCAGATGAGCCACTTGTTCCAGATGAGCCACTTGTTCCATCAGTACCACTTGTTCCAGATGAACCACTTGTTCCTGAACTTCCGCTTGTTCCAGATGAACCACTTGTTCCTGAACTTCCGCTTGTTCCAGATGAACCACTTGTTCCTGAACTTCCGCTTGTTCCAGATGAACCACTTGTACCTGATGAACCGCTTGTTCCAGATGAGCCACTTGTTCCAGATGAGCCACTTGTTCCTGAACTTCCACTTGTACCTGAACTTCCGCTTGTTCCTGAACTTCCGCTTGTTCCAGATGAGCCACTTGTTCCTGATGAGCCACTTGTTCCTGAACTTCCGCTTGTACCTGATGAACCGCTTGTACCTGATGAGCCACTTGTTCCTGAACTTCCACTTGTTCCTGAACTTCCACTTGTACCTGAACTTCCGCTTGTTCCAGATGAGCCACTTGTACCTGATGAGCCACTTGTTCCTGAACTTCCACTTGTTCCTGAACTTCCACTTGTTCCTGAACTTCCACTTGTTCCTGAACTTCCGCTTGTTCCAGATGAGCCACTTGTACCTGATGAGCCACTTGTACCTGATGAGCCACTTGTTCCTGAACTTCCACTTGTTCCTGAACTTCCACTTGTTCCTGAACTTCCACTTGTTCCTGAACTTCCACTTGTTCCTGAACTTCCGCTTGTTCCAGATGAACCACTTGTACCTGATGAACCGCTTGTTCCAGATGAGCCACTTGTACCTGATGAACCACTTGTTCCTGAACTTCCACTTGTTCCAGAACTTCCACTTGTACCTGAACTTCCGCTTGTTCCAGATGAACCGCTTGTTCCAGATGAACCACTTGTTCCTGAACTTCCGCTTGTACCTGAACTTCCACTTGTTCCAGAACTTCCACTTGTACCTGAACTTCCGCTTGTTCCAGATGAACCGCTTGTTCCAGATGAACCACTTGTTCCTGAACTTCCGCTTGTACCTGATGAACCACTTGTTCCTGAACTTCCACTTGTTCCAGATGAACCACTTGTTCCTGAACTTCCACTTGTTCCTGAACTTCCACTTGTTCCTGAACTTCCACTTGTTCCTGATGAACCACTTGTTCCTGAACTTCCGCTTGTACCTGAACTTCCACTTGTTCCTGAACTTCCACTTGTTCCTGAACTTCCACTTGTTCCTGATGAGCCACTTGTTCCTGAACTTCCGCTTGTACCTGATGAACCACTTGTACCTGAACTTCCACTTGTTCCTGAACTTCCACTTGTTCCTGATGAGCCACTTGTTCCAGATGAACCACTTGTTCCTGAACTTCCACTTGTTCCTGAACTTCCACTTGTTCCTGATGAGCCACTTGTTCCTGAACTTCCACTTGTTCCAGATGAGCCACTTGTTCCTGAACTTCCGCTTGTTCCAGATGAGCCACTTGTTCCTGATGAACCACTTGTTCCTGAACTTCCGCTTGTTCCATTTTGACCAGCAAGAATATCAAATGTTAATAAACTACTTCCAATTGTTATCTCATCTGTTGTTGTTAAATAAAATGTTTTACCAGAATATGTTAATCCTGATAATACCAAAACCTCAACACCAGTATAAACATCGTCACTGATATTAAAATCATAATCACGGCTTAATAATTCTGATGTTTCTAATTTGTATATTCCATTATTTTGTGGCGAATTTTGTTGCCACACCAGTATTCTATCATTAACATCAATATTAATCCCATCAATTGATGTTGGTGTTGTTGCTCCAGATAGTACTATATGACCTGTTGTTGCAACAATACACGGCCTTTTCTTCGTTGTTGAAATGGCCTGACCATAAATATTTAATCTAGTTGGCATATTATTATTTTTTTACTTATACATAAATACTTTAAGGTTTTAAAAAAAACCTAAAATATAAAATTATTATATACTTTATAAAAAAAACATATATACTAAAACACTTACTTTATAAAAAATAGTATTCTATATCTTTAAATATTATTCTCCTAACCATATTGCTTGAAACCAAGACCTAGTTACTTCTTGTGTTCTTGCATTTGCATTAGAACCATTATTAATAATATTTACATAGTCAGTTGAGCCATTTAGATATAAAATTTTTCTTACTTGTTGTATTATTGAAGATATTGAACCCGCTATTCCTATAGTACTGCCATTTTTTTGTATTCCCATATTAGCTTCTCCATTTCTATAGACATCATAACTAGCCGCAATTTCCCAATAACCTGCTTTTAGTGGTGTAAAGGTATAAGTTGAAGTATTAAACCATGCACTTGATACATTTACACTATTATTCACAATACTATATCTACAAGTATCATTAGTAAAACTACCTGGTAAAGTATAAACAACGTCTGCATATGCTTCAAGTAAATAAAGTGCTACACTTGTTCCAGATGAACCACTTGTTCCAGATGTACCGCTACTCCCAGATGAACCACTTGTCCCTGATGAGCCACTAGAACCTGAAATACCACTTGTTCCTCCTATTGCACCAGTAGATGTTAAAACAAATGAATAATTACTATTCCCTTCTGTATAATATGTAACATTTTTTGATGAACCTTGTTGATTATTAAGATATATTCTAACAATCATCCTATTAGTTGGATTGATTGTTGTTGTTGGTAAAGTTATATCAACATTTGCCTCAACTGGTGTTGACCCATCTAACCAATTTATAAGACTAACATTTGATGTTATTATTGGTCCAATTGTTTGTCCACTAAAATTAGCCAATTGTATCTCAACATAAACATCCATCAAATCATTTTGATTTGTTTTTAAGAAATGTAAATGAAATTTTTGTGTCCCACCTGGTATTACAGAAAAACCTAATTCAGGCGTTATATAATCTGAAACTAATGTCCCTGTTGAATTACCTGGAACTAATATAACAACACTTTGTTGTGGTGTGTCAAGTGGAGTAATTGATAGGGCTTTATACCCATTAACATCTGAATTTTGGCTTTCATTGAAATAATAAACTTGACCTGCACTTATACCTTGTAACCCACTACTACCTGACGTACCACTTGTTCCTGACGTGCCTGATGTTCCATCTATACCTGATGTTCCGCTGCTTCCAGATGAACCACTTGTCCCATCTATACCTGATGTTCCGCTGCTTCCAGATGAACCACTTGTTCCCTCTGTGCCTGATGTTCCTGAACTGCCAGATGAACCACTTGTTCCAGATGTTCCATTACTCCCACTTGTACCTGATGTACCATTAACACCAATAACAACACCACCATATATCTTTAATATACAATTTGGTGTTGGTGGTGGATTAGCATTATTGATTACTAAAGTTGTACCTGACAATATGGTATAATCTACATCATATTGTTGCAATTGCCCATTATAAAAAAATAAATGATTACCTATATCAACAGATTCAGATATTGTAAATGTTCTATTAGAATTATTCTGAACTCCTGTTATTTCTAATTCAGTTAATGGATTACCAGATGAACCACTTGTTCCAGATGAACCACTTGAACCACTTGTTCCAGATGTTCCAGATGTTCCATTAAAACCAATAACAACACTACCATATATCTTTAATATACAATTTGGTGTTGGTGGCGGATTAGCATTATCAATTACTAAAGTTGTGCCTGATAATATGGTATAATCTACACCATATTGTTGCAATTGCCCATTATAAAAAAATAAATGATTACTTATATCAACAGATTCAGATATTGTAAATGTTCTATTAGAATTATTCTGAACTCCTGTTATTTCTAATTCAGTTAATGGATCACCAGATGAGCCACTTGTTCCAGATGTTCCTGCTAAACCACCAGATGTACCACTTGTTCCAGATGTCCCCGTTGTTCCCCCACTAATACTAATGCTAAACCCTGATATTGGTATTGTATTCCCTGAACTATCATATAAATATAATGTGGTATCTCCTGAACTATATGTTCCACCTGTGATATAAATCTCTGGATTGAACTCAACCCATCTTGCATCCCCTCTTGTTACTCCACTTATGCCTTCAATGGTTGACCCTGTCCAAGCATTTAACAATAATTTACCTTCATCTGTATTATCATATATCTGATAACCAAAATCAATATTTACAACAGAACCAACATTTATAGCATTATTAAATAATGTTTCATAGTTTGGTATTTGGTATTGATATGTCTTATTATTCTCATAAACATAAGCAATCATACCAAGTTTTCTCCTTCCAGAAGAAATCCCATCTGAATATAAATTGACTACATTTGGAAAATTGTTTGGTGCATTATAACTAAAATCAATGGGAATGGTATTTCCTGAATATAATATTGTCCCTGTTGCACCACTTGGTATGTTAAAATTTAAATCACTTAATTTAAAAACCTCGTAAAAACCACCAACTTGGAATGAACTAAAATTGCTTCCGGTATTTGAATCTGTCCTAACTGAATTTGGCCCAGATAGTACAACTGATGATTTAGGATTTTTATAATTAAAACTCATTAACTAATTTATTATTTTTTATAAATATATAAAATTACATTTTAACCATAACTTAAATGGTTGTAAATGTTATTCTATTTGTTGGTGTTGAAATTAAATTGGTGTAGGAGTTGGTGTTGGAGTTAATGTGTTTGTTGGTGTAGGAGTTGCTGTATTTGTTGGCGTCTTTGTGTTAGTAGGAGTAATTGTCCTTGTTGGGGTAGGGGTTTTAGTTTGAGTCATAGTTATAGTTGGTGTTGGTGTTAATGTATTTGTTGGTGTTGGAGTTGGTGATGGGCATATTGTTGAACCAGTAATAACCCCAACTGAATCAGTTGAATAGCAATATCCGTTTATGCTAAAATTCTTTGCCCCATTCCAACTGCTATCGTCATTGTTTATACATGATTGAAAATCAATATAATATTTCTGACCATTTGCACCATTAAATGTTGTTGTTTTTCCACATATTCTGGTATTTGCAACCTCCCTACAAACATCATAACAAGATAATACTGATGGGGTTGACGGATCCAAATAAACATCAAAACAATTGCAACCATTTAAATCTGGTATTAAGGAATTTCCCTTAAAATATATTTTGTTATCATTATTTAATCTGAAATTTGTATTGCTAAATGTTGTATATATATGATAATAATTTTGTGGAATTGTGAAGCCACTATATATTACCGTTAATTCTGCATATAATAAATTTGTATTAACCGGGACTAATGATGTTGAATCCCCATATTCATTAACCCCAATGTTGCTAACAAGATTTCTATTTGTGTCCATATTTGGTATAACCCAAGTATACCAAGAATAACCTGTTGTCAAATATGCTGGAACTTCATGCGTCTTGAATAAATAAGCTTGAATTAAATTACCATATTCATCAAATCCACCACTATTTTGGCGTATCTTTGTTGTTCTTACTTGTGGTGCATTTGCTCCCCAACCTGAAAAGGATATATACCTATTAATCTGGTCATTAAATGTTGCTGCACTTATTGATGGAGCAATACCATTTGAAAATCCCCTAAATAAACTACCACCAGATGACATCCAAGAATTGAACTCCACATTCATACTAACTGGCTCAATAAATAAATAAGCCTCATACTCTTCCGGTGTTGTTGGGGTAACTGTTGGAGTTATGGTTGGTGTTGGAGTATTTGTCTTTGTTGGGGTATTTGTTGGTGTTGGAGTGTTTGTTGATGTTACAGATGGTGTTGGCGTCTGTGTTGGCGTCTTTGTTGGCGTCTGTGTTATAGATGGTGTTATACTTGGGGTTGGTGTTATAGATGGTGTTGGAGTTGGGGTTGTGCATAAAATCTCAAGAGTTATTCCAGCCAAAAATTGCTCTCTTGTTATATTGCTATATATTGGCTCACTATCAATTGTATCAATATAAAAATTAAATGGACCTTTTGAGTGAGATGAGGGATTTAATTGTAAGAAATACCTTGAACAAGCAGTAACCCCTGTTATCTCATTCTCTATGCTATTCTCACATATTGGATCAATATTTACTACAATTAATTTATATGTTGCCATTTAACAATCTATTATTTTAAAATAACTACAAGAATTTATATCTTTTATGGTAACAATAACTTGATTTGACCCAGAAAATCTATTGGGGACATCAATGGTAAGTGGTAATATTCCAGTATTTGTTATTGTTGTAATATAAGTTTCATAATTCCTATTTATGTCTGATATATAAATACCAAATGGTGGAGTTCCTATTATAGATGTTAATGTTATTTTATTATTTGATGAGGCAATTGGAATATACCCTGGAGTTGAAGATGGGGTTGGAGTTGGAGTTGGAGTAATTGATGTAATATCAGTTATACTATAAACAATATCACAATTAATATAACAATTTAATTTCTTTGTTGTTCTGCATCCTTCACTATCCTCAATAATAATGGTAACTTGGGGAGCTGAATTAAATATAATAGGTAATTCATATGTTATATCAACCACCAAAGGTAATGTTGTTACTTGACCCAGATAGTTTTCATTCCCCCCAAATGCATCAGATACATATATATTTAAAGGAGTTGCCCCACTTATACTTGAAATAATAATGTTTGTCATAATTTACAAGATATATCATAATCTATTTTCAATTTTATGGTTAATACTTGTGAGGTTATACTATCTCCTGGTTCTGCTATGATGTTTATTGTATTTGTTATTAAGTCATAAGACACACTCTGTATTCCTGGGATTCCAAGTAATCCTTTTAGGGTATTACCAGCCAACAAATCAACTATGGATTCTGCATAAACCGAATCTGTTGGAACATCTGTTCTTGTATATCCTGTGTAGAATGTATTTCCACTTGTGATACCACTTGGTTCTAACGTATATTCTGTTGTGAAGATTGCTGAGTTTAAATTACATTTTGGATCGATTATAGTGGTTGATCCACTAAACTCCATATTCACCAAATCACTAAAGCCCTCATTCAAGAAATCTAATAATCCAAATTTATTTATTGAATTTATCCCAAATACTTTTGAATCAACAATGTATGTTTGATACGACTTTACTGTACTAAAACAACTTATACTTACATCTCTGGTTAATGAACAACCATTATTATCCACAATTGTTAATGAATAATCACCACTAGTTAACCCAGTTGCTGATATTGATTGTGGATTACCAGATACATTACTTGACCAAGTGTATGTAAAAGGTGGCAACCCATCAGTTATCAAAGCTGTTATTGTACCATCATTACCATTCACACATGATGTTGGATATAATGAAAAATCCAAATAATTACTTGTGGGTATTGTTAATACTTTTATCTGCTCACAACCAGTTGAATCAATAACTCTTAAAGTCTTATTCCCATCTCTTAAATTTGTAAAAGTATATCCTGTTAAATTTGTATCTAAAATGCTATTTACATCATCCAAATAAAAATCGTATGGGGGTGTGCCCCCTGTTGTAATATATGCAAAAAGAGTACCATTGTTTGAATTACAAGTTGTCCCAGTTAATGAATAATTTAATTCAAATTTATCTTCAGCAATAATTGTCACTTCTTCATCATAGTAACAACCTGAAGAATCTTGCATATAAACTGTATATGTACCAGTTCCTAAATTGGTAAATAAATAATTTGTTGAAGTTGTGGTATTTGTTATTGTATCCCCACTTGGTTGAATTAACCCATAAGTATATGGTCCAGTTCCCCCCAATATATTAATTGATATAATCCCATTAGATGAGCCACATAATGAATTTGTTCCAATAAATTCAACGCTTGAAACAGAATTTTCACTAACTAAACTTGTTGTAATATCAAGTGAACATAATGCACCATCTATAACCCTTATGTCATAAGTACCAGATGTTAATCCAGTAATCACAATGTTATTACTATATGTTATATCATAAAATCCTGTACTTGCTGAAAAATAATATGGCGCAGTACCTCCACTAATGGTAACGTCTAAAGAACCTGTTGCAGTAAAGCATGATGGTTGTGTGGGAATTATCTGTAATAATCCCATAGATTCTGCCTCTTCAACTATAATTATTTTGGTGTTAACACAGCCTTGACCATCTGTAACACTAACAGAATAAGAATCTGTGGGTAAATTTGTGATTGTATTCCCAGTTGCTCCATTGTTCCAAAAATAACTATAAGGCCCAGGATTTGTTTGACCTGTTATGTATATTGCACCTGTTGATCCAGTAAAGCAAGGTGAATTTTTAACAATAAAATAACCATAATCAAATGATGTGGAATTTTTTATTATAAAATTTTCTGTTTTTGCTGTACAACCCCCAATATCTTCAACATAAATATAATAAGTGTCTGCACTTAAATTTTCAAAAATAATTTCCTCCGAATTAAAAATATTGTTTGATATTAAGGTATTTCCACTAGTATATAAATAACAATCTGTTGTTGAAAATAGAGATGTTGTTGTTCCAGTTACTGAACCATTTGAATCCCCACATGTTGAATTGATTGTTGACAATATTGAGGTACAAACTCCACTAGATATTGGAATATTTAAATAAAATTCTAAATTATCTGGAGCAGTTGAATCATTCACTCTAACCCCATAAGTTGTTGCTGATAAACTTGTAATTAATACTGGTTCAGTTATTGTTATATAAGGGGTACTATCAATATATGGATTAATAAATTCAATACTATAAGGTGGCGTTCCTCCACTTAATTCAAGAAGTATTGCACCAGAATTTGTATTAGTGCAGTCGCCTGTTAAACTCAAAAAATAATCAAATGCTGCCATTATTCGCAAATTAAAGTTATATCAATACCAACGTTTATCACCAATGTACTATCATATGTATTTTCATTGTTGCAAGCAAAATCAACAAAAGTAACATTGTTATTGTTTGGTAAAGAATAATTTATATCATATTTGGTCACCCCTTCTAATCCTGTTAAAACTGCTGAATTCCAAGCAGAACTAGTAGGAACATCATCACTACCCAAACCATTATAAAACTCAACTTTGGATACTATTGTATTATTTAATATTATTTCAACATACCAAGTTGTCAATACATTATCACTAGAACATGTATCACTAAAATCAAGTTTTGCCTCTGAAATACTATCACCCAAAATATCATTAAATGATTTTGATGGATAAACTAGAAGATTAATATTATTTTTATCGCATATATCTTTAAATATTGGTGAAGTGATATACTCGTCTCCATCTGCAATTGATGTTAAACCAAATACCACAACACCATTGCCTGTTGTTATCACTTGTGGTGATGTTCCTCCAGTTATACTAAATCTTTTATATGCATATTTTTGTCTATGAAATGGTGAATTCTCATATTTAACACCCCCCATCCATAATGTTGTTGCTGGAATCATTTGTTCAACAAGATTAATCCAATTTGGGTTAATCCCATTCACATATTCAATTAATTTATCATAAGTATATTGATTGGTATCAATATTATTAGTTATCTTTGCTTCAATATATTTCCAAAATATGGATTGTAATACTGGATATCCCCCGGTTTTACCATCTGTGATGTATAACCTATTCCTAACATTAATCATATCATTTGCAAAAGTTTGAGCAAATTCAAAAAATGATTTTGATTTTGGTTGTGGATTAATTATGGTTGAATCTGTTCCCCCAGTTGTAGGATAAGGATATGTTAATCCAGATTGCGGAATTGGGTAATCCTTTTCTCTTGATTGAACCCATATATCATAAAGCAATCCTTGTGCTGGATTTAAAAATAAACTAACATTTTTTACATTTAACAATAATCTCTCATCTGGTAAAGTATAATAAGCATTATAATCCCCATCAGATGAATTTCTTAATAATAAATTAGAACTATTCCAAGATTTTTTATTATCAATAACTTTCTCCAAACTAAACCCCTCATCAATGTATGGAAATTTCCTTAACCTATCCAAATATTTTTCACCATACGTTAATTTCTCAAATTCAACCCCATAAGTTATTTCAGTCCCAACTTGCCTTCTGGTATTAACTTGTAAACTTCTATGTTCAGGAGTTAATTGATACCAACCTGCCCCCATCTGAAAGAAAAAATCATCTGTTTCTTTTATCTGTGGATAACCTGTTGTCACATCAAGGGGGTAATTAACTTTAGTGGTATTTACAATTCTGGTATTTGCTGTAAATGCACTATATGTTCTACCTGAAAGTGGATATGTTGTACTTAATACAATTGGATCATTATCAATATATGACCCAGTATTAATTTTAACTAATTCAGAATTAAATTTATCTAAATTTATTTTTTGGTCAGCCAAATAAATATGTTCATTAAATTCTATTAATGCATCTGGTATGCCAAATAATTTAAGAATAAACTCAATGGATTTTCTTGTCCCCTTGGATTTGAAAAGGTAAAATGAATTTATAACCAAATTTCTATAAAAAGAATAGTTTAATTCTAATGGAGTTTGTGAACGATTATATGCTGGAAATTTAAAATCACTATTATTTCCAAATAAAGATTCAACTAAAGTCTGATCCGTTATAAATTGGAAATTCTCTGCCCAACCTAATGTATTTGCCAAATTTGATAATAATTGTGATGGTATATCATTTTTTGGGGTATAATTAACAGAATTCATAAAAGCAAGAGAATCAATAAACTTCTTAACTTCATCAAAACTTCTACCATATATCTGTAAAACACTTTCAACCCTTCTGTCAAATGTATCAAATTCTTTCAAAGAGTCTGAAACCAAAAATCTTGAAATTAAATTTGTCCTAACACTATCAAAGTATTCTGCAATTTCTTGTAATTCATTTATATAATTGGTGAAACTTGAACTTGAAATGTCAATATTCCAAATACCATCTAATGGAAATGTAATATCCCTATTATATACCAAAAATTCCCCATTGATATTTTCTTCTGGGACTTGTAAAGTCATAGTATATTTTGGTATGGATATGGTATTTAGCATATATTGCTCAATCTCATCAAAATCAGTTTTTAATACCAAATTATACAAATAATCATTTGGCTTGATGATATAAGAATCAACTGATTGAGAACCCCCAGAAAATGGATTACCTTCAACAATAATCTTTAACACCCCAGTATTAAGATTATTTGATTTATCCAAATTTAACAAGGGATAATTTACCCCATTTAATTGCAAATCATAATCCAAATAAAATTTTGATAAATTTCTATATTCTGAAATAGCAATTTCCCTAGATTTTATATTAGTTTCAGCATTTTTAGAAAAATCAATTCCAAATGGGTTATATATTTTTTCAATATTTATATCAAATTCAGTTTCATTTAAAACTTGGTCATATAAAATATTTGTTGCTGTATATCCTGTACTAAAATTAATATCATATAAATTTATATCAATTGATGCTGGATAATAATTTATTATTTTTGTTATAGATACTGAAAATCTTTTTGCCAATGATCCATATAAGGTAAACCCCATAACTTGGGTCAAATCATAGTTGGGGTAAACATTTAATTCCTTTGAAACTAATTCCCTAAAACTACTATTATTATCAATACTTAAAGATTCAAGAGTTATTGGATTACTAAATGAATTAACATATAAAGTAATAGGGGCATCATCTGTTATGGATGACCTAAACTCAAAAGTTCCAAGCGTTAACCCCCCTCCTTCAGTAACTTGAAGTCCAACAATATTATCAAAAACTCCAACCCCACTACCAGGTGAATCTGTTATAATTATTTTTGGCATTATTCTAGTATATTATCTAAATTTTTACTTATGTCAACATCATCCCCCCTATCTTGTCTAACTTCATATAATAAATTAGTAAATTGGTTTCTAACTTCAAATAAATTATATTGTTTGTAAATATTATTTGCTGTATCATATAAAGTATAGATACCATCTTCAACTGATTTAGTTTGGTTGCCAAATAAACCAATTGCCAATGTGGATATATCATGTTCAACCATTTCAATTTCAAGCGTTGTGGGGTTGAAATAACTATTTGTTATAATAATTTCTTGATTTGGCTGCCCAATAAATGGAACTGCATTGGTTTTGTTTGAAGGTGAACTACTTGGTGATAATGTTAAAAACACCAAATTAGTGTCATTATCAACATATCTATATCTAATTGATTTTACACTAGTATTTACTTCATTTGTCACTATGGGTTCACAAAAAAAAGATGATGTAACTATTCTAAAGAAATTTGGAACTTTTTGTTTATTATTTAAATATTCAACACGATACCCAACCAACTCTTGGGGTGATGCAAATTTATTTCTAAAGTCTGCTGGAACATTATCCAAATTGATAACAATCCCCTTAACATTAGGAAGAGCACTTAACACCCCACAATCAGTAATTTTTGTTCTAATTTGTGCTGGTCTTAAATAAACAGTATAATAACCCAATGCATTAAATTCTGTTGCTGGTAATGTTAACTTATATAAACCCCCCAATAATTCAACATTATTTGCATCCTCAAAATAAGGGGTCAAAATATCAGTTGCTGATAATTTTTTTTGCACAATTGTTTCACTCTGATCCCTGGTTGGGGAGTAAACCATTATAATCTCAACATCTTCAGGATTTACATCACTAGGTCTAACCGTGCCATATGTACCAATTGCCATAATTTTTTTTTATATTAATATAAATAGTTTATTCTTTATTTATTTGTTAAATTAAAATATCCATATCCATATTTTTCCATATCTAACAAAGTTCTCACCTCACCAAGTCTTTGAACTCTTTCATATCCAGAATTTTTCCCCCTCTCAATAAAAACATTTGAAAAAATTTGAACATCAGAAACGCTCTTCATTAATAAATCATTTTTAACAATTGGACTTGGGTATATTGGCTCTTTTTTAATATTTGTTTTAAATATTGTTATTCCATTTTGATAATCAATATAATCAATATTGCTAATGGTATATGCTGTGAAAATGGTTTCTTTAATTTCTGTTAATTTTCCCTCAAAACCATTTTTATTTACCAACTTACCAACTTTAAATTCATCTTTACCATAAATAGCCAAATCATTTAATCTTGATTTTGTATAACCAGACACATCAACTGAACTAACATCATTGTATGAATATTTTTTTAATCCAGTATCCCCTGTGAAGATATAATCATAATTTATATTAGTATTCTTCCAAGGACCAGCATTTGGTATATATGATGTTGTGCCAAATGGATTTGATATGGTAGCTAATTTAAATGGTTTTTTTATTGTCTTACTGACAATGTTTGAACCAAAATTATTTCTTTGTGTTAATGTTAAAGTAAATTCCCCATCTGATTTGGTATAAGTATGGCACAATTTAGGAGATATCATTTGTTCAATTTGCCCATCACCCCAATCTATCAAATAAGTAGAATCCAATGTTGATGTCTTAACTATTGAGGTATTTGAAACACAAATTCTACTATCATTTTCCCCAGAAAATACAAAGTTTGTTGCAACATCTTTTTGTGTTATTGCACCATCAAATTCTGAATAATACCCCATATCAACAATATCTTGCGTTAACAAAATAGGAATTGTTAATCCTGTTAATGTTGATGCCCCATTTGTCCCACCTGATAAAATATTTGTCATACCAGTATAAACGCCAATTGTCTTACCACTATAATCAAAGTATTTAATTAATGATGATACCGACTCAGGGGATATTTTAATTTTATATATCATTTTCTGCTTATATATTCATACCATAAAATTGGTGATCCAGAAATACCAATCCTATTATCTTTTTTAATATCAAAATATTCATATGTCTTATTATCATAATCCAATTTTAATTTATAATGAAAATCAAAAACTTCATTTAAATTATATCTATCACTCAAATTTGAATCCCCTTGGCAAATATTTGACATTCTTTTAACCATTCCAGTTTTACCATTGAAAAATGTTGCACTAACATAAAAAGTATCAAGATTAAATATTGTCTTATCCCTTAACCAATAAATATAAAAACCCTCTGTATTAATGTCGTGATCCAAATAATACTCTGGAATTATTAAATTATTTGATTGAATTCCATTGCTGGCTTGTAATATAGTTGTAAAATATAATTTTTGCGATTTACTAAAAGGGGTGTCATAATAATCTAATTTGAAAAATGAATTATTAAAACTATTTGTATTAAATCTTACATCATTTTCAATATATCCATTATTTGGGGTCAAATACGTTGTCTTCCAATTTATATTATTGGTAATATCAATTCCTTGTAAAAAATTAAATTTTATATTTAAACTATAATCTGTTGCCATTATATTAATTTTTTATACATCTAACCGAATACCCATTGTTTTTATCATCACATTGGAAATCCAAATTATTATTATTATATTTTAATTGAATTATTTTGGCAAAATTAACAATACATCCAGTTGTTGTATTAGTCCAAAAAGTACCCGTTTCCCCAAAGAAATTAAAATTACCATTATACACTCTTCTACCTGCTGGATAACCACTAAATCCACTAGTATTTGTTGCCCCATCATTTGGGCTATCCCACCATACAACTCCTTCTGTTTTCATCTTCCCACCTGAAATACTATTACCCCCCAGATATGTGGATAAAGTTGCATAGTCAGCCAATGTGGGAACTCTATACTCGGTTGGACATAGATTAGTTGTTGCATAAAAATTATACAAATACCCAAAACAATTATCAATATTATTATTATTATATGCACAATAAGCACCAATTGTTAAATTACTCCAAGTTGTACTATTAGTTACATTTGGAATATCAGCACCATTATTATACCTTGTTGTTCTTAAATTTTCTGTAAACCAAGTTTGTGTTCCAATGGTAGCTGTACCATAATAATTCCCATCCAAATCTGTAACATAAGTTGTACCAGAACAAGTATTGACACTTATCAAAACACCACTTGAATTAATATTGAATACCGTACCCTTTGTACTGCTAACATACCAACCTTCAGGTAATATCTCATAACCAGTATCTGTCCCAATGTAAATAATATCATTAATCTCTATTCTCTGTGGAGTTCTTTGGTTTGTCACATATAACTTATCACAATCCCCCACACAAGTTGTTGGTATTGTTGTGCAAAATATTGAATTACAAGCATCACCACTAGTTGCATGATTAAACCAACTTGAACATCCACTACCAGGTGTTGGCGCATATACGTTAAATTCACTCATATTAATTTGAATTACAATTTTGATTGAATACTATTAGATTATTTGATGAATAATATCTTAATTCCGTTGCTGATGGTGTTGGCGTCATTGTTGGAGTTGTTGTATTTGTTGGTGTTATTGAAGTTGTTGGTGTTATGGTTGGTGTTATTGATGGTGTTATTGAAGTTGTTGGTGTTATAGTTGGTGTTATTGATGGGGTTGGTGTAAATGTTGGTGTAGCAGATGCTGATGGTTGTATAGTTGGTGTAACTGATGGTGTTGGTGTATATGTTGGTGTTGTCGTATTGGTTGGTGTTACAGTAGAGGTCATAGTTGGGGTTGGTGTTGGGGTTGGTGTTGGTGTTGGCGATGCTGACACTGGAATTGGAGGAAAATATCCCTTATGTTGAAATCTAACTATCTCGTAATCTATCTTATCATTTATTGCATTGCTAATTATTGTATCTTCATATTGTTCAATAACATCATCTTGACCTAAATTTTCCACATTAATACTAACAGGAATGCTTATGGTTAAATCATTAACATTTGGTAATCTTAATTTATATTTATTCACACTCATCAATAATAGGTTTTACAACAACACCGCTCCCATCATTTAATAATGAATTAAAATCATACCCAGAAGTATCTGGTATTAATTTGAATATTACATCTGAAAATGGATAAAATGTATCATTAACATATGGGTAATTAACCCCATTTGAATTCTCATCAAAAAAACCAACACTATAAATATCTCTCCACCTAAATTGGGCATCAAATTTTGAATAGAATGCATAGCTTGGGATGTTATCTTTTGATGTTAAACCAACTGATTCAACATAATTTGAAAATACCTTTAATGTCATTCTATTATGTGGCTTATAATAATATCCTGACTTATTATTATCATAACCAGCAACCCTAAAAACACTTTCATTATGTTTTATTTTATAATAAAAATCTGAAATAACAATCTCCTCTTGATTATATTCATTATATTCACAAAAATCACCATCAAATTCATTGGGGGGATTGTAATAATAAAAATTTGATTTTGCGTCATCTGAATATGATATTGCCATAATATTGCTATTGGATAATGTGTTGCTATCATCCCACCAATCACTAACTGACTCACTTCTATTAAAATCCCAGCCTTGTTTCATTGGTTTATTTTTTGATGCAAAAAACCCAGAATACCCTTTAAATAAAATTGTTAAATATAATTCAGTTAAAGGTCTGTTTCTATTATCAACAATTCCTTCAATATCAATTTCATCCTGTATGGTAAAATTATATGATTTATTTGAACCTATTCTTTTTGTTGGGAATTTATTATTATTATCATCATAACTTAATGTTTCTATCCCATCATAAATACCAGATTGAAATCCTGCTTTTGTGGCAACAACTCTATCACCCCCTTTTATAACTTTGTGTTTTCTAATATAATATTTTGAAATGGTTTCACCGCTATTGGCACTATTTGTAACACGCCTTAATGTTCCATATACATTTCCTTTTATTTTATCATTAATGTTAATGATGTTAATTATAGTCTTTTCAGAATTAAAAGAACCATCACCAAATGATAATATATTATGCAAAGATTCATTATTACCAATTTTAATCATCACACTCTCCCCTAAATTCAAATTATGATTTAATCCACAAATAATTTTTGTCACATTAAAACCATTAATTGTTATATTTTCAGAAACAAATGGAATGCCATCACCAGCAACCCATTCAAAATCTTTTCCCTTAAAACCAATATTTAATATCTTTTTATTATCTTCAGAAGATGGATAAGTTAAATAATAATTCCAATTATATGTAAATGCACTAATGCTTTCAAAACCAAAAGCAGTTGTTGTTTTTGGTCTAAAAAAATCAAACTCATAAGATTGTAATAACCCCTTTCTAACATTTTTAGATTGAATGATTAATGAAGATTTTAATGGATAAATTAATTCATCTTCATATTTGGTTGTTGTTGTTCCAGAATATATATTATTATATAAATAACTTATGTTATAAACTGGTCGTATCTTAAATGATGCACTCTTCTCCTTCTCATACAATTCCTTTAAATCTATGTTAACACTTCTATCAAATTCAATTAATTCTTTGGATGAATTAACAAGGTCAACTGATATTTGTGAATCAATTTCATCCCCAATCTTATTTCTATAAATGCTTGGTACTATAATATAGTTATTCATTCAAATATTTTGTTTTAAATTTATCCAAAGATGAAAATCCTTTCTTTATTCCAAAATAAAAATGAAATGGTGCACCAACAACAAATTTTGTATTTTCTTGTTTAGTTTTATTATATTTACCATTTATATCAGAATATATATAACCCCTATGTGAATTATATGCTATATCTGAATTGTCTGAAACAAAATAATCTGTGCTATCATATTCACTAAACTTTGCTGTATCATTATTTCTGGGTTTAATTCTTTCAAGAGATTGATACTTTTTTGCAACAATATCAACTTTTTGTGTTCCCCAATTATTCTTGTCTGTTCCAAAAATGCTATTAGAATTTTCTGCCAATTCCCAAGAATAAAATGGAACCTCTTGTGATCTAATATCAAAATATCTTGGGATTAATGAATTTGTAATACTATCTCTAAAACCAATCCTACCAGGTGATATATAATCTTTATAGGTTAAATCATCTTGCAATGATGAATAAAATACCCCCATATAATTTCTACCCTTTTCTCTAAAAATTAAAGATGGTGAATTATTATTGGTGAAAGAATAAAATTCTGATGAAAACTTCACAACGCCAAATTCTGAATTAATAGACATTAATTGTGCCAAATCACCATCTACCTTTTTACCATTTCTACTAAAAAATGAATTTATTGTTATATTAGTATTCTTATTAAGATTTTTCAATATACTAGAATCCAAAACCCTACTCATAACAAACATGTTAATTAAATCAGAATTATCTGAATAACTTGTATAATTTATTTGATTTACCATATATCCATAAGTATCAAATCCCCTTGACCCAATTAATAACTTATTTTTAATACCCAAATTAATTATGGTTGTTGGATACATTAAATTATAATAATTTAACTTGTTTGCAATATAATTATTCTGGTTGCCAACAAATTGCCCCATAGTTGTTCCACTATAATAAGGGGAACTTCTATAATAAAAGTTTGAAGTTGTATTATCATAATAAACAATATCCTTGCAATATTGTGGATTATTTCTATATGCACCAATAGTGTTTGATTTAAATGATGGCATAAACAAAGATCCATTAACCCAGTTATTAACAAATGTTTCTGATACAATACCTCTACATAAACCATAATTTAATTTAAACCTAAAAGCCCATTCACGGAATGCATCAATGTCTGGCAATAAATCAAGTATAGGTCGTCTAACTAATTGGTAACAACCATCCTTAATATATATAGATTGTCTTTTAGTTGACTTACATTTTTCAGTTATAGATAATGTTTCTGAATCATTTTTATTTTCATAACAAGATAGGGGAACTAAATCTTTACAAGAATTAAATGATGTATTTACACTTGCATACCCTGGTAGCCCCTCTAAATCATTTGCCAAAATATCAGCATCAAAACCAGCATTAATATATAAGGGTGAATTTTCTCCTGTTGATTTTTTAGGATATTTATATATTGTAAAAGAGTTATTTTGTTGTAATATACCAACCCCATTACTATACCAATTTTTACCATCTAAACCATCTGATGTTGGTAGCCTATCTGTTCTTAAAATAATTTTGTTACTATTAGAATGAGATAACTTTCTATTCTTTAATTCTAAATGCGAACTATATGAATAGTATAACATGAAATTATCAAATTCAAATGGATTAATATCATATTTATTATTTGCCACAACATCACCTTTACCAACCATATATGTACCACCATTAAAATCCAATTTTGAATTGCTATATTTTGAATCAATCCATTGGATAGGGGTCTTCTTTGGATAATCCTTTTCCCTCCCCGCACGTTCACTATTGACAATAAAAAAATTATTATCAGAATCAATAGGTTCAGCACTTACCCAATTTTTTATATACTTAATTAATGTAGGAATAAGGCCTAATTTAATAATAAAAGGTTTAGTTATTGGTGAATTACGACCAAATATACCAGAATAATATGAAACAGAATCTGATTCATATGGTCTAAATTCAATTCCTGGTTGAAAACTGTAAGATTCAAAGAAAATATCTTCTTGATTTGTTAATGTTTGTGTTGTTATAAAGTCTGATGAGTTACCTCCTTTACCTAAAAGCCTAATATTGCCAGCATATTCATTCAACTTTTGAATTGGTATATTTAATTTGGTAGCACTATTTATAATTATATTGCCAAATTCATATCCAAATATTTTACTCAAATCATACTTATTATCATATTCTGGAGAATATGGATCAACTCCTCTTTGTAATATTAAAACATATTGATTTTCAATACCATTGAAATATTGGATTGGGTTATCTACCACCAACTCATCCCCGGGTGTACCTTGACCACCAATTTTAACTCTAAGTACAGCAGGTGAAGTTAAAACACTAGGTAAATAACCTTTAGTATTTGTATCTGATAATTTTATATAATCTGAATATGTTATACCAGTAATAACTTGGAAATACTCAATATCCGAAGCATAATACGATGTGCTTGTTGCTCCTGTTATAAATGGTAATTTATATGTTTGACTACCTTCTGTATCTTGAGTATTTGCATATTTAACATTTATAATGTTATTTGTATTTGTTATTTTAGTTGTTCCATTAACTCCATATATAATCTCACCTTCAATTGTTGTTCCGGTGACCAAAAAATTAGGATCTTTTGATAATGAATTATTAACAAAACTTAATATATCCCCAGAATCAAAATAGGCTTCAGATAATAAAACAATTACATTGTCATAATGAAATTTATTTCTATTTTCAATAATATCATTAGCAAAAGTAACTTTAACCTTATTTTTTTCATAAAAATAATTCTCCCTTAAATTAAAATAATTAATTCTTTCACCAATAGGCAATGTTTCACTATATATACTAATTTTTTTATCAATTTGTATTAATTGAAATTCATCTGACCTAGGCATTTTAATATCTGTCTCACCAATTTTTTTAGGATTTATTCCAGATGAGTTGTCTGTCCTACCCCCAATTGATTGAGCAATAGTAAATAATAATAATGGCTTATCATCTTCATAATTAAAACTATCTTTATAATTTATATTATCACTAGTATTATTCTCAATAATATTACCCATTAATTTCCAATCAAAATTTTGTGATAACTTATCATAATATAATGTATAATTGGATACCTGAGATAATACTCCATTGTTTTGTATTCCACTACCTAAATCAACATCAACTTCTTCCATATCACAAATGCAAAACTCACAATTTGGGTAAGTTATATTTGGCAAATGAATTAATTTTAATTTTTTCTTAACTATTTTTTTAAAATTAATTGTCAAATAAACAAGTAAAAATAAAATTGGGCCTAATAGTAATAAATCTTTACTAATTTGGAATAATAAAAATGATGCAAATGTTGGTAATGTTGGTATAATCCCTGCTGAAAATAAAGCAACAGATATTGCATAATTTTTAATTACATTAGATATATAATTTTTAATGAAAAAACCCAAAAGTACAATTATTGCTGGTAATAATATTACAGCCATAAAATTCCACAAAAAAGAAATCAAATGATATCCAAATATTAATGGAATATTAATAAACTGAATAATTTGCAATATTATTGAAAATAAGTAATAAAACAAATCAAAGTTTTTCACACCATCATTAACTGGGTATTTATTTATTACTTGCTCACAACTTCTATCCCCAATTTCTTTAATTCCAATAAATTTGCCTTTATTTGTCCCACCCTGATATTGATCAACCAATCCAGAAACAGTATATACTTTATTATATTCAAATTCATAAAATGTATCTTCACAATTAATTGCAGCAATCTTGTTTGTATATTTTTTCCAATCAAGTCCAAAATAATATGAACCACTTTGTGCCTTTTTGGCTTCATCATTACTCCCAGAACTTGATGGATTACCACCCCCTTCTGTCCACCCATATTCTTTAATATTTGGCACCAAAAAATTGGCTTTTCTTGTTGTGTTTGTTAAACTAATAGAATCTTCCCATTTTATGTTAAATCTATATTTTCCCCTTGTTGGAATACCTATTGTTTCATCTTCTGTTATTTGCAAATTTCCATTCTCATCAGTTATGATATAATCCAAATTCATTGGCATTTCAACAACCCAAGTACCATCCCCATCAATAACTCTACCCCCATTATCCAATTCATAAAATTCAAGAATGGGCAAACCATCTGAATCAATACTTTTTGTTTGTCTAATTGATTGAATTAGTCCTGGACCAGTTTCAAGCAAACATAAATTCCCCAAAGATTCTTTAACCCCACAATTAAGTTTAACGCTATCTATGTTATTTGTTCCAAATATTGACCCAATAAAGATTGATGTTGGTTGAATATCAATACTAGCATCTGTTCTTAAATCAAAATCAACTCTATTAATTGTTGAATCACAAGTTTCTGGATCCCCCCAGAATGGTGAAACTTCTATCCCTTTAGATAATGAAACAATTTGTGGCAATGATTCCAAATCTGTTGATGCTTGAAATGAATTTCCCTTAAATTGACCCTCTGCTGCTCTGCCCATCCTTATCAAATCTTGGGGAGTTAATGAAAATGCCCCAATGTCAGATAAATCCAAATCCATAAAAACTGTATGTCCCCCAATTGGAACTCCAAATATCATATAATCACCACTATCATTTGTCTTTACAGTGAATTTATAATATTTCTCATAAACTTCAATATATTGGTTTTTTGCCAAAACATCATTCAATGATGGAAAATTACCTGTGGCAACATGACCTTCATAAGATGGTTCATATGGTAATAAATTATATCTATATCCCTCCTCATTTTTATCACCAATAGATTTATATGGGTAAATTGAGTTGATTAATGCATTATCTTCATCCTCTGTTGATAGTGGAATAAATACTGATACCCTAGCATTTGCCAATCCAAAACCATTATTTGCTGTAATCCTACCTGCAACAACCCCATAATTGGCACAATCCAATGTATAGATATCAGATTGTCTAACTTTAAATGATAAAATTTCAAGAAATTCAATATTTTGGTCTAACTGAAAATTAACAAAATTATCTTGTCCAATATTGGTTTTTATTCTATATGTATTTTGCATCAAGCCTTTTTTTAAGTAAATATTTTATTGTATATAATATAAAGACTAAACACGTAAAATAAATGAATTATCCTATTGTAACTCCTGAGTTTGTTTTAACACTAATCCTTATATCTCTCTCTGGATATCTAATGTGATATATTTCTGATGGTTGAGCAAAAATTATCTCATCAGTTGGAACCATCACTCTTGATGCCCCAGGAACCAATCTTGTTGTTGCAAAATCCCCAGAATAATCACCCCCAATCTCATTTTTAATTGTAAGATTTGAAATTGTCACAACCCCTGTCAATTTTTGAATATTACCTTTTAATTCAGATAAATTAATATCTTTACCCAATTGCATATTCTGTGGTGAGAAATAGGTGTTAATGGTAGATATGACAGATTCAACAATGCTTTTGGTGTCAAACCCTTGAACAACTATGATATTGGCATCAATACTAACATCAAGTATCTTTGCTGATGAAACAACAACATAGTCATTAATCATCCTATAATTTGAAACATAATTGGCAATGTTATCTGTTAAAAATCTTGAATTATCACTAATCAATTTCCCATTATTATCATATGACAAAACAAGAATTTGGATTTTATTATCAACTTCTTGAACTGAAACCTTTGCTGGTGCACCAAATTGTGGGGGCATATTTCTTATGATTGATTCATAGTCTCTTATTGTTACCGCACGTTTTTGTGCCGCAAAATTAAATGAAACAAAATTTCTAACCTCTTCAACACTTGGCAAACCAGCACCCCCAATTGCAGGGAAAGCATTGTTAACCCTCAATGAATTAATGACTGCTGATTGTTGTGATGGACTACCATTAGTAATAGAAAATGTATTAACACCAACTTGATTAATGGTGTTTGGCCCCAAATTTGTATTTAACCCACCCCCAACTCTATATTGAATAAATAAAGTTGTATTTGGCTTTAATGTTCTTCCTAATGAAAAATTATTTAAATAATTCTGCAATGTTGGAAATTGCCCTGTTGTTGTAAATTGATTCAATTGTTCCAATGCTGTATTAACCCCATTACCAAATGTAATTTTTTTATATCCTTCTGGAGTAAATTCTGATACAAATCTATTTTCTGTTTGAATATATTTACCAACTTTAATAGGGGAGGATCCCGTGTTTTTTGTTGTATCAACAATAAATACCCTATCTTCTGCCAATGAATCTACTTCATACCATTTATTAGTATCACCAATAAATTCTGAATTTGGGGGGACTGTTCCAATTTGCCCATCTCTTGTTATCACACTAGTAATACCCAAAACATTCTTCTCTGGTAAAAACAATTCAAAAAATGGTCTAACATCAGATGAGGTAATAACCCTTTTAAATACTTTTGTCACACCATTAATTACAGGTTCTCTTTTTGTTAACGTATAGTTAATTATATTACTATTTAATGAATTTGGTATAACCGTTCTATTCTTATTACCTTGTGCATCATAGTCAGATGAAAAATCAATATCATTAATTGTTTCAAATATAACTCCATTACCCAAAACTTGCGCCCCTCTTTGAAGAAGACCAGCAAACTTTCCATCTGGCTTATCACTTGATACCGGAACAGTTATGGAAAAATCACACAAAGTTAAAGATGGCCTTTGCCCAGGCAATTTTAATCCATATGTTCTTGCTATATTATATATTGATGATTTCTGTTGTGCATATTGTAAAACAGTTTCTTGTAAACTTCTATCAATATGATAATGTAAATTATCAGCAACCGCAGCATTTAAATCAAGAAATACTGAAAATATTGATGCATCATTAAAATCATTTATTAAATCAGGATAATAAGTTTTAACATAATTTAATAATTCTGCTCTTATTCCTTGAAAATCTCTAACGCCATATGAAATTTGTCTATCTGCCATATTATATATTTATAACCACAAAATCACTCCCAGCAAACGCATTTGTGTTTGATGTGAATTCAATTTTTATTTTTGCTGTATTTTGATAAGTACCATTACCCGGTGATCTATATATCTTGTCAGATGGTTTTAAACCAAAATCATCAATATTTAATTTTGATGTATTAACCTCTTCACTAACATCCAAAGGTTCAATAACAATATTTATTATAGTTAAATTTGGTATGTATTTGGCAACAGAATCTCTAATATCTGCCTCAATAACATCAAATGAAACAATATCCAAAGGTTCAAATAAAAATTCATATAGCCTTGTTCCAAAATCTGGTAAATAATATCTACTACCCTTTCTTGTTAATAACAAATGTAATAATGACGCTCTTATCTCATCACCAATATATTCTGTCATCTTTAATGCATCACCCCTTAAAGATGTATCAAAAGGGAAATCAACACCATATGTAAAACCTTCAGCCATTATAACTCATTTAAATATAAATATATCTTTTTCACAAATTTGTAAACTATTTTAATTTATTGTATATTTATATAAAAAAAATTATGAGAACAATAAGATTAACAGAAGCTGGTTTAAATAAACTAGTTAAAAGAATTGTTGAAGATAAAGGAAGTGAAGGCCTTTTTATGGACTACCATAAAGAAAGTAAAGCAACAACTGGTAAAAAAGCAATATCTATGATTAACAAAATTATGGATAAACTTTCAACAATGAAAGATAAATTTGAGAATACTAATTTTGCATTTAGTAAATCTGATTTATCAAAACTTGAAGATTTTTATGATACATTGAGTGGCAAATAAGTTTAAATCAATACTAATATTAAAAACCCCCAAATCTAAACTAATAGGCTGGGGGTTTTTTATTTAACAAATTGTATCAAATCTACGATTCACAACTCACACACTCATTAATATTTCTTGCAAATGATTGTGCTGAACTTTGGCTAAACTGATAGTAAAGCGTCTTAACCCCCTCTTCATGAGCATATAGATATAATTGATTTATATCCTTTGCTGGAACTGATGGATGTATCATCAAATTTAATGACTGTGATTGGTCAATAAATTTTTGCCTCTGTGCTGCTTGTAATATCAATTCTTTTGGTGATATTTCAATAAATGATTTAAACACCTCTTTTGTGGGAAAATCCAAATGCTGAACTGATCCATCTTTCTTCAAAATACTCTCCCAGGTTTCTGGCGTATTTAAACCATACTTATCCAATTCAATATCCAAAAATGGATTCTTATAAATTGTTTTTGATTTAGCCAAATCTTTAATAAAATAATTTGATTTGATTGGCTCAATACCCATACTTACTTGCCCTAAAATAAATGAACTTGACTTGGTTGGGGCAATAGCAATTAATGTTGTGTTGGCATAACCCTCTCTTAAACATTTATATCCCTTCTCTTCATATAAATATTTTGAAGCCAATTCTGATTTCTCTTTAATTATTTTAAATATTTGATGATTTAATTGTTTTGCCATCAAAGATTCAAATGGTATTAACTTGGATTGAAATAATGAATGATATCCTAAAACACCCAAACCAATTGCTCTATGCTGTGATGCAAATCTATTAGCCCTTTTCATACCAGCCATTTTACCTGACTTCAATATAAATTCATCCATAACTGCATTTAAGAACATTGTGTAAACCTCAATTGCATCAGTCTCAACTATCTCATCCCAATGAAGTAAATTCAATGAACCTAAACAACAAACAAATGAGTTTAATGAATCTGTCGGCAATTGAATTTCGGAACACAAGTTACTTGCAGTTATCTCCATACCCAACTCTTTGTAGGGGGAATTATTGTTTGAGTTATCCTTAAACATAATATATGGAAAACCAAACTCATTACGTCTTTGAATAATTTTTGCCCATATCTTTCTCTTGCTTGGGTCTCCCCCCTTCATATCATTAATCCAATTATCTGTAACAGTAACACCATATTGTAAATTCTGGATTGGATTGCCCTCTGATCCAATATCAAGAAACTCCATAATATCCTCATGTTCAACTGGCAACCAAACTGCACATGCACCCCTTCTTGCCTCTGATTGTTTGCATACATCAACTACTGTGTCATACACCCTTGCATAATGAACTGGTCCATCTGCTGTACCACCTGTTGATATTTTAGTTCCCCTTGCTCTAATATTACCTAAATAAGCACTAGTTCCACCACCATATTTTGACATCATACCAATCTCTCTTCCAGCATTTAAAATGCTATCTAATGTGTCATCAATATTGGATCCATAACAGGATATAGGCAACCCCTTTTCTTTACCAAAATTAATCCATACTGGTGTAGAAAGGCTATAAAAACCCCTTGCCATATATTCCTCAAATTTAACAGCAAACCCATCAATTTTTAAATACCCCTCTGCTTTATTAGCAATATCTTTAATCCTTTGCTCGGGGGTTTCATTTATATACCCCCTTGATAAGAAAAGCCTACTCTCATCATTTAACCAATAATATTTTTCTTTATTCATTATATTTGTTTTTTAAAATAAATCATCTTCTGTTATGCTCTTGCTTTTTTTATTATAATCCACCGATTTCTTATAGAAGAAATCCCCCTCCTTTGTTGATAAAATCTCCACATCAAACCATAACGTCTTCTCAATCTCTGTAAAATCAACCTCAAATACTGGCTTCATTCCAATTCTACTTAATGAGTTGTTAAATCTATTCTGAATGAAATGTTTAATTGTATCTTTTGATAAGAAACTTAATTCACCATTTTCAAATATCCAATCTAGTATTCCACATTCAGCAGCATATGCTTTATGACAAGCAGAAACAATCAATTCCTCAAATTCAGCATCAAACCATTCTGGGTTTTCTTCCTTGATAATATTGATAAGTTCTGAACCAAAATTACCATGAATTTCTTCCTCCTTTGAGGTTGCCTCAACCACATTTGAAATACCCTTGAATAGATTTTTCTCCTTGTTAAAGGACATCATAATTAAAAACTGGCTAAATAAACTCACATGTTCAATAAATAATGAGAACAACAATATAGACTTTGTGTACATTTTATTCTCCTTACTCCTTGTACCATCCAAATATTTTGATAGATAACTAATTCTATTCTTTATGGCAGGGATTTCAATAACTGATTTAAACTCATCTTCTAATCCAAGAATTCGTAATAATTGTGCATAAGCATCCTTGTGTCGAACTTCGCTTTCGGAGAACGTCATACCAACATCACCAATTTCAGTTATTGGCATTCTCTTGTATAAGTCAGCCCAGAATGTTTTGACATTCACCTCAATTTGTGCAATAGCCAACATTGACCTTTTAATAACTTCCCTCTCCTCATTTGATATTTTTGTTTTATAGTCATCAATATCAGTTGTGAAATTAAATTCACTGTGCAACCAGTAAGCATGTCTTATAGCATCCTTATATGCTAATAAAGATGGATATTCATAAGGCAAAATATTTACCCTCTTTTCAAAAATGTTCTTCATATTCCTTTTTTTATTTGGTTAAGATAAATATAAAACCAGAAAATAAAAGTATTCAATTTTAATTATAAAATCAAATTTTTATAAAAAATTATCATTGCTATTTTTCTTAACCAATAACTCCTTAATCCTTTCTTTCTTACGTTCAACTTGTTGTTCTTCAAATCCAAGGAATGTTGCGGTTGTATCTGTATCAATTTCAAGCATTTCATTATCAAACTTGCAATTCTCAAATACTATACCATCTTTTCCAATCCTTGATTTGGTAATGGCAACTGTGGCCAAATTCATCTCCTTTTGCTGAAGACTTTTTGCAATACTAATAATAACGTGTCCAACCTGGGCTTTCTTAATTGAACCCCCCATCTGGTCGTTTGTTACCACATTTGCAGAAATTGAAGACCGATTTCCTTGTGTACCAAGCCATCCAGCAATATTTAACTCATGGCACATTGCCTCAAAATGACGTATAACAGATCCCTCATTTTTCCACTCATCATTACCTTGTCTATCAGGTACAACACAATCAATATAATCCAAAACAACCAAATCAAGTTTAATACCATCAGCAATAACCTTTCTAATTTGATTCTTAATCTGATTCATTGTTAAAGTATCAGATGGCAATTTCTTTAATATTAATTTATTTGTGTGGGTTTCTTTTATATTATTAACAGTTTCTAATACTATTTCTTTGTTATTAGGCAGTTCATCTGGGGATATTTTAGTCCAAAGAGTCAAATGCTTTCTTTGTATAATCTTGGGATTATCCTCAAAGAATATATGCAAAACATTATAGTTATTATTGAAAGCTGTGTTTGCAACCAAGGTCAATAGAGTTGATTTGCCAATACCTGGACCTGCAAATATAATACCAACCTCACCCTTGGCTAAACCCCCCTTTAAGAGAACGTCTATACCCTTCACGCCCATTGGTATGGGGTGTCTATAATCCTCATCTAATACACCAATCAAATCATTGAAAACTTCAAAACCATTTGTTTCTTTAACCCCAACCTGAAGTGCATATCTTAATAATTCTTCAAGTTGGTCATAAGATTCAAAATCACCCTCATTGATAACTTTTTGTGCTCTTTCCAAGACAATCTTAACCTCTTCTTGTTTGCAGAATTTAAGTGCCTTTTCTTGGACAAGTTCAACACCATCAAGTGGTGCTGAACTAATCTTACTTATGGTATCAATAACAATTTTTAAAGCCAATTCTTGTGATATTTCAGACTTTGCAACAACTTCCAATGTTTGAAAGTTGGGGGCAGCATCATATTTCTTATGATACTCCTTAATCATTTGAATGATTAATTTGAAATACTTATTCTCAAAATAAGATATCTTAATAAAGTCCAATATTGCCCTAGCAAATTCCTTATCTAATATAATCTGATTGATTAATTGTAGTTGGAACGTCTGCCCCAAATAATCAAAATTCTTTGACATAAAAAAATTATTAATAGTTAGACAATAAATTCTTTTCTAAATACTCGTGTGTTAAATTTTCACTAATTAAAATGTTTGTTAATTCTTTTAATGTTTCCTTAATAAAATTACGAATATCAACTGTGTATCTTACCTTTGGTGGATAAAGCTTGCCATCAATTATCCTGTGAGAAATAACTTGGTCAGAAATTTTAACATAAATATTAAAAAATTCAGCCTCATCTGTTGATGACGTCTCCATTATTGTGGGGTCATACAAAATATTATCTTTGTTGTCCACCAAATAGCCAATTGATTTCATCTTTAAATACTTCTCCAAATCTTCTGAAAAATACTTAACAAAATCATACAATTCTACCGAATCTTTTGCATCTGGATTAATATTTTTAATGTTTAAAAACCTCTGAACAATAATGTTGTTGTTCAATGTCAATAAAAATTCCACCTTTGTTGTTTCATTCTGTTTCATAAAATGTTGTTTAATTATTAATTTTTTCTTTCTTTTCTACTCAATTTCATAAATGGTCTAACAAAATCAACCCACGCATCATCCCTCTTTGGAAGGAACTTAAAGAACCCATCCTCATTCATTAATTTCATTAAATTCTTATAACTCCTATCTGTTGGGTCAAGTTTATCGTTGCAAATCTCATTAACCATTTCCTTTCCGTTATCAGTTATTAATGGATTTTTTAAATCAATTATTCTACCAATTTTATCAAAAAACTCTTCTCCAGCAAAACCAGATTTGCTAATACCTAACACCAAATTATCCAGAGATTTATTCTTTTTTTCTTCAAGCAAAACTTTTGCTTCATTTAATATTTCATCCAACTGGTAATCTCTCTTCTCAAAATTAGGAAAGAATGTTTTTAATTTCTTTTCCCCAAAATTAGATATCCCATCAATATTATCAGAAGTATCCCCCACAATTACTTTATAAATATAGACATTATTATGGGGTATGTCAATATCCTTGAAATGAATCAAATCCCCATTCTTACTATATGTCTTTGAACTTGGTGAATACACTGTAACATTTTCCCCAATCAATTGAGTTAAATCTTTATCTGCTGAAAAAATAATCATCTTTTCACCTTTAGCTATTTGTGTATAATAAGCAATCAAATCATCAGCCTCATTCTGATTCACCTGGCATTGTCTAACAAAAACTTCTTCAAGATAATCCTTAACTCGTTCCCTCTGATATAAATAAGATTCATACTTATGTTCATCCATTGAAATCTTGCGATTCTCCTTATATTTTGGATATATTTGTTTTCTTATTAATGAGTTCTCATTCCCATCCCAAAATACAACAACCTTATCATGATTATGTTTTTCAAGAAATAACCTAATTGTGTTTAAAAAATGGAAAACCCCACCAATGTGCTTACCATCGGCATAGAATTCTCTTACTCCGTGGAAACCTATTGTAAATAGGTTGTTGCCATCAATTAGTAGGGTTTTCTTCATCTTATTCAAAAATTATAGCGTCTTCTTCATCTTTTTCTGAAAAGGTAATATCACCATCACCAGACAAAATACCATTCCAATATTGGGAATATTCTTTTTTATACTTTTCAATTGCCTCTTTTGTATCTGGCAAATATCCTTGAGGTACGGCTAATATCTTACCATCTTTATATGCAATACCAGTAACGTGGTTTTTCAATATTGAAATCTTTGTTCTAATAGCATAAGAAACTGTTCTGCCGTTCTTTGTTGCTGTTATATGGTTAATGCCTGAATTCTTCTGATTACCAAATAAGAATATTAAAGAAGATGCCAACCAAAGAGCCTCACCACCTTTTGCTTTAATTGTTGGCTGACCAAATGGAGAATCTGGTAATTCAACCCAAGGTTGATTGATAACAACCAAGGTATTATGGTAGGGGTAATCTTCTTTCTTTGATTTTGAAATCCTTGAATGTAAACCCATTCCAACCTTGTCAGCAAGAACAGCAGCATTGTGCATCTTACCCCCCTTTCCATCAAAGGTCATCTTACAAGGTATTGAACCAATACTATCAATCAAAAATAAAACAGAATAAGGTAAATCTCCTTTCTCTTGTGCATCCAAAATTTCATTTATAAATTCTGTCATCTGCTCAATGTAATCAAATGAATCATTAAAAATGAAATCACCATCCCACTCACCATCTTCATTAATTTCAGCATTCAACCCCAATTCAACAGCATGTGCCCAATTCCATTTCTTTTCTGTGATAATAAAAATAGGTAAATGACCCTTCTTCTGGGCGTCAGCAGCAGCCAATATCATAGCAGTTGTCTTACTTGTATTGGAATGTCCCAAAAACATACTTATACCCCCCATAACAGGACCAGGTACACCACAAGCATTATAAAAAGCATCACCACAAGAATAATAATCTTCAGGCTTATACTTTGTTTTTGTAGAAAACTTATCCTTAATAGCATCAATATTACT